TTATTGTTGCTCATCTTATCTCTTATAATGTATATTATACTCCATAAGAATCCTATAGTAATAGCTACCGTAGGAAAAGTTATGATTAATGATAGTGAACATATTATTAACACTGTCCAAGCTATAAACTTACCTTGTTCGTCTTTCATAGTTCTATTATTCTAATTAACTTGTTGCCTATGTATTCGTTGATAGTATTATCTGTTGAGCGTAGTAATGCTACACGATAGTTGGGTGTGAAGCATTTTATTCCGTTGCTTATGTATTCGTAGTGGAATACTGGTTCATCGTTATTCTTCATCTTTTGTTATACAGTTTTCTTTGCATAGTGGGCATCTATCGTAGTCTTTATACATTGTTACCCCACAGCAGTTGCTATAGTTATTTGTTGTCTGAATTGTTTGAATGCAGTTCTTTGTACACATCTACTATTTCATTATATGTTTCTATTGCTTCTGTTAAGTCGTTTGTGTCTGTACCTATTATGATTTCGTTGTCTTTCCACACATAATATGTTTGCTCTAGCCTCTTTTTATTTTTATCCCATACTGGACAGTGGCTTTCTTTAAGTTTTATTGTACAGAGTTCTCTATTGTATGTATCTGTGATGATATATGTTTTTATTCCTTTACTCATCTTTTTGTATTGTTATGGTTACTTTCATTCCTGTTGCTTCTTCAAATGCATATTCAAGTTCTTCTGCTATGCATTCAAGGTCATATACTTTGTTATTGTTTTCATCATCATAATGGTATAATCCCATAGAGATGTGAAGAATTTGATTAATGTATGCACTCATAATTCAAGTACTCTATTTGTAGGTTTTTCTTTCTTGCTAAATGATACACACTACTGTATTCGCTGTTGTATCCTAATTCAAATTGATTTTCAATTAGATGATACTTATTTAAGTAGTTTTGTAATAGCTTTCGTAAAACCAGTTGCTTGTAGAATGGTAGTCTTGGTGCTAGTAAGCAGCATTTCTTTATAAAGTTATTGTGCTTACCTTTAATGCAGCTACCTTCTTTTAATTGTATTTCATCGAAGTGATGATTCCATCCAGGTATTAGATGGATAATGTATATTGGGTGCTTTTCTTCTTTCATAATTTATTTATTAGCATCGTCAGAGTTTATGACTACAGCAGGTATTTTGCCTTCATCTTTGTTCTCATCTATTTGCTTTTTTAATGTACCAAATACACCATCCCAATATTTTTCTTCTTTTTTGGTTAGTTTCTTTGGCTTGTGTTTAGACCAATCTTTGAAATAGATAGTTACGTATTGAGGATATATAAGTACGTAGTTATATTTCTCTACTCCTTTGCATCCATTCTCTTTGTTATGTTCGGCTGCGCCTATCCAAGCATAGCCTTCTTGAGATGTTTCTGTTTCTATTCCAATGACTCTGCCTTTCCATTTTTCATATCGACCTTCCTTGAAATCTTTTTCTTCGTATAGTTCTATAGATTTTCTTGGAAACGAATGACATCTGGATAAGAATTGGTTGATATAATTGTTTTCATACTCATTGTATTCTGAAAGTCTGCAATGACCGCAATTACAATCCTTATCGTGACCTTCAGGTTTTTCATTTAACTTTTTCATATTTCTCTAAGATTTTTTTGAATTGCTAGGTATAGCTTTTCGGATATATCTTCTGACATAACTCTATATCCTTTTTCTTTGGTAAATTTTTCGGCTTCTTCATATGTATGAAACCCAACAAAGATTCTTTCTTTTGTATACTTATTGCTATTGTGATATGGTTTAATTGTATATACATTCCATTCAAAACTTTCTATTAGTGGTGCTTTAGAGTAACTTGAATTGATTTCACAATTTAATAAGTTAATAGATGCAGGAGGATTATATCGTAATTCTATCCATGCTTCGGGTTTATTAAATTTCTCCATAATTTATATTATTGAGTTTGCTATTCTTTTATATCCTTCTTCCTTAAGCATTTTTGTAAAGCTGTCTATATCTGAATATTCTGTAAAATACTTACATCCTCCTACCACATCACACGCTACATTATGACAGCAGCTTATGTCAAGTATTCTTCCTTCGTATTCAGGAGGAATAGATGAGAACTGTGAGTAAGGTTCAAAGACTCCTATACAAAAAGTTTTAATTTCAAAATATACACTTAATGACATGCTTGTATCATCATTATAATAAAATACTTGTTGCTCTAATGGAATATTATTTTCTATACAATACTCATGTATTCTTAATCTATCTTCTACTGTTTGTAGTTGCTCCATAATTTATATTGTTAAGATTGCATTGGTTCTTCTAGGGAAATTATCCAGTCTTCTGTTTTTAGTGTGTCACTAATATGTTTAAAGGCATCCTTTATGGTTTTAAATCTATTGCCACAGTACCAGAATAGATAATCATCTTTTTTAGATAGGTCAAAGCCTCCTTCAAATCCATAGTAACTTCCGTTCCATAGACGAATAACATATCTAGTAGGTAGTTTATGAATGTAAGGATGTAATTTCTCTCTATATTCCTCATAATCTTCTACTTCCTTGTTGCCAATAAATAGTTTACCTTCTTTTGTTATCTCTACATCAGGAAACTTTTCATTAGTTACCTGAATACAATATGAATGTACTATAGTATCTTCATATATTAATATGTCTTTTGTTTCCATTATAATTTTATATTGTTTTTGTATTGCTCTAAATTTCCATATCTTATGTAGTTTTCTTTTGGGTTTTTGAAATCTTTTAATACATCTTCAATAACCTCTTTGTCATCTTTATAGCAAATTATTCCTCCGTTTGTTGATGCCCAATGTACATTGTCATTTAATAATTTGCCTTGAATTACAATGCATTCCTTGGGTGGAGTTCCTTGTTTGATATATAGATTAACTTCATAAAGATAATTATCGTGTTGCAGTGAATGAAGATTATCTCCTAGTGTATTTATGTTTGCTAGAACTACATCATATCCAGCATCTTTTTCTGCTTTTCCATGTAAGAAATAGCTTCCAAATATGTGAACAGTTTCTGGCATTACTGTGTCATCGTTGTCGTCATCACCACTCCAATAGTTAGCATATATGTTCGCTTCATTTTTATCTATTTCCATTATAATTTATATTGTTCTATTTGCTCTATGGGCATAAAGATTTGTTTCTCAAAGCCCTCTTGTTTAAAGTATAAGAATTTACCAACTGCAAGTATAACTGATACTGGTACTTTGTATGTTCCATATTCATCAGTTAGTAATACATATTCAAACTTCTTGCCTGTTGATAGTATGTGATAGTTGAAGCCATAGCTATTGTTCTTTCGAAATAGATGTTTCTTTCGTTTCTTTTCTATTTCAAGACATTTAGTCTCTGGGTTAACTTCTCCTATCTTTAGAGGTCGCTTACTCTTAGACCCTTTGAGGTCCAAGCTTATTACTATTTGATTTGGTGTGAGGGATTCAGCTATAATTACATTGCCTTGTCCATCATCCTTTTTAACTTTATACAATTGTAAAATGTGTTATTACAAATATAATCAATATTCTGGAGATAACATTCTCATAGTAGAAAGGACTTACATCTGATTTATCCTTTTCTTCTTGTTCCTTGATTATTGATTCAATTTGTTTGTTTTTTTGCTTTCGTTTTCTTATCTTTCTGATTAGTTTGTCAGCATTGATGCTGACCTTTTGGATTATGTTCTTTGACATCTTGTTAGAAAGTATAACAGTCGTTGCTTTTAGTTGTTTTCTTTACCTGAAAGGATTTAAAGTAGCAGTCTTCGTGACATACTGGTGTACCCTTTCTTTGATAGGTGGATGTTGAACATCCTATAAATATAAATATGAATGGTATTATATATTTTTTCATTTGTTTAAAAATAAAGGGGGATACAGTTTCCCATACCCCCCTGGTTGTTATGACAAGGACTTGGTTAAGTGTTGAGCCTTATCATCTAGATTAATTGTTAATAAATCATCATCATCGCACATTTGTACGGATTGATGTATGATTGTAATTTCACGATTACTAGCTTTCAAACTAATAGAAGTGATAGTGAACGATGAATGTAGTCTCATTTTATTTACTGTTTACGTTGTTATTTAATTCGATTAGATTCAGGTTCAATGTCTTTTTGGCTAAAGACGGTAGTTCATCTTTGACCTTGACAATCACTTCCTTGAATTTCAACGCTTTGCGATTACTCTTCATATCATATACACAGATATGGTTCTTCCTTCTGGGAAGTTCCTGTATTCTGTTGTTGTATTGAAATGGCAAGTTAAGCAGGTTGCAAAACTCTAGTGCAAATCTCTTTGCTTTGTCGAGTAGTCTCCCTTGTTTGTCGAAACGTCTTGCGTTGTTTTCTACAGTGTACACGACATTATGGTCGTTCGGTTGTATCAATAATATTTGATACCCAAGCACATCACTTGTCTTGTTTGAATTAGCAAGAAAGTGGATAGGCTTTACTGTAATGAATGCTCCCTTATGTATTATTTTAAGGTAGTCTTTACGATTAATCTTTCTCATTTTAGTTTAAGATTATGGACCGTAGTCCGTTAGTAATTAATTTAGAAAAAAAGCCAAAAGAAAAAAAGAACGCTATATGTTGGCTATCCATATTAGCACTGACACCATAGCATAATACCATAGTGTCCAGACAATGATTCGTTTTACATTTTCACTCATCATTATAGTTTTAAAGGTTAAACATTCAGTTAATTACCAGTTACTCCCCATACTATGAATAGGGTGAGTAGTGTTATCATTACTAGGATAAGAGACCATACTAATCCCCATAATTTACGGATAAAGTCATCATTGTTCATAGCCTTACCCTCCTTGTAATAGTAACATTGTGGTCTTTGAGATTGTACTCTTCACCTTGTGGGTGACTTTCCATCTCTTTAATAAACGCACTAATGGTGGGTGCTTCGGATTGCTTAACAATCTTATCACCTCCAGGTATCTTAATGATATACTCCTGCATTTCACTAAAACAACTCATAGTTAATAACTGCCATAATACCGTTAGGTACACCTTCACAGCCTCAGGTTAGTTAGGGCAACAGATAAGATTAATCTCCTATCCACTTGCCATTATAATCATAGGTGGCACAACGACTATTGCTTATGGATTGTATAGTTTGTGCATACAGTTAACATACGTTTCAGCTTGATTCTCAATCTCCCTAGATTTATCATAGAAGTCAACTGATATCTCTTTTAATATAAGCTTGTGTTCTTTACGCTTTTTCTTGCCATAATCATTAAGGGCATCTTTAAGCATTTCAAGCTCAGCCTCATTTAATTTAATTGTTTGCTCCATAATATAAATGCCTATCTCTAGGACTTATTAGTTAGATTCTTTTCTTTAACCTTATCCCAACAAAGTGCACAGAGAGTATAGGTATTTCCCCAATCATCCAATTTTTCGTGTGATGTAGCAAGTGGCTTTCTTTGCTTACACCAATCACACCATACATACTTACCACGCTTTGTAGCTATTTTATGATTAATTGAATGAGCTAACTCAAGCATCTCATCAATCTCATCATCGGTATACCACTTATTCTCTGAATCATCAGACCTACCTCTCATAAACTGTAAGTCAAGACCATTACTGTTAACAAGAGAAAGTATGTGGTTAACCTCCTTATCATTTAACACTACTTCCATACTAATAAATGCCTACTACTTTACTCATAGGACTTTGTTTAATTAATAAATTGGCTTCTAAGCCATTGAACTATCGTTTGTAGGGTAACTATCCAAATTATGAATTAAAGCCTTAAGATAGCTTTAAAATAAGTGTAAGGCTATAATTACCACTGCTATACATAACACCATTACCCAAGGAATGGGAGTATAAGCTTGTAGGCTTTACACACAAAAGACACAAGCCAAAGGAACAGAAAGCATTACTTATGATAGTGAATTTCTTTCTTTGGTGCTTATATAGTACCTAGTGTATATAGTTATATATATATATATTACTTATATATAGTTATATAGTATATATAGTTATATAACCTAGGTATTTAAAACCTAGGTAGTGTAAACCTAGGTGGGAAATTATTTAAGGCAATACTCTTGATTGCCATAGCTCTCAGGGAGGATATCGCTTCCCCCCTGAGATGGTTGCTAGCCTAGTCTAGAATGTAGCAAGTGCAAAGTCTGAGTTGTCAACCATCACAGCCTTTTCTTTCAGCTGTTCTTGTTGCTTAACCCATTCTTTCTTGCTTGCGCTACTGTATGAAAACAGTGTTGCAACTCCAGACTTACTGATGGTCACTGGCAAGGATGTATCTCTTGGTCCAGCAACTCTCAGTGCCTGCCCTAAAGCTGGGCTGTCAGGTGCACAGTGTTGTTCATTAATCAAATCAGCAACTAGGTTGGCAATTCGATTGGAATCACAACAGTATGCATCAGCAACAGCCATCACAGCTTTCTTGATGAATGCATTCTCCTTGATTTTACCATCACTATAACTAGTGATAATCTTTTCAAGGGAATCCCTTTCACTTGAAGAACAGCCTTTTTGAATAAGCATATCAACTGTTTTTTCAAACAATTGTTCTGCATTTTCAAATGACATACCCTTGAAGTGAGCATTCTGGTCTTGAAAGCTTAGCTTTACAGCTTGATAGGCAATGACATTGTCACCTTTCTGTGAAAGGGCAGATGCAAAGATAGCTGGACTATCGGCTTTCAAGCCCAAGGTCTCAGCATCTTTGGTCGTTGACTTCCACAATCCAGAATCATCAAGCATAGCTTTCGCTTTCTTGACATCAAACTGACCTTTGACCTTAATGGTCGATAGCACTTTAACAAATGCAGACAATCTGCCTTTGTTGATAGCACTCAGGTCGCTTGTGGAGCTGTAAGTTCCAGTGTCAAGGTTGGTAAGGAAAAATGAATACATCATACTCCCTACAACCGAGGTGTCAAGATAAATACAGTTGGTCGCTTTCAAATCAGTATTGACAAGCGTCTCTGACCTTCCGGACAGAACTGCATTTCTTGCTGGTACAAAACGCTCCAGTACTCTGGTGTTTTGGTCAACAGACTCACCTAGCCTAGCAATTTGGCTAGCAATAAAAGAATTTTGGACTTTCTCCATAATTCCATTTTCGAGGTGGCTTACTACCCCATTATTAAGCTGGTTTTCGGATAGCTACTGCATACTTGCAGGCTATTACCTACTCTGTAAAACCCAGCGACGACTATAAGTCGCCAGCCCTGTAATGCGAATCGCACATTACAACGACTTGTGTTTTATAGCTTTCCAAGCTGTCGCGTCTAATCACATAGACTGATGAAGGGTTGGCTGACTTAATACAGCTCATAACCCTGAAGGTCGACAGACCTTGGGTGGCTAATGGTACACAAATACCATTACTGAAAGAACAAAAATTAAAAAGGAAATAAATGGTTCCATATTCTCAAATTATGATACAGGTAATTAATACCCCCTACTTTCTTTTTTTTATTTTTCTTTTTTTATATAATATAGTCCTCTCGCTCGGAGCTTATGTTCAAAAAAATAGTATTTATTATTGGAGTGTTTTAAATAATAATTGTTATTATTGTAACAATATGGGGGTTATTTCCCGTTAATACTGTGTATATGGAGCGTGTTAGTGATGGCATGTATGTGCAGAGGTACTACTCCACTGATTTTTTTACTTTGGATGAGGTAAGGGATTATGAGATGGATAGGTTATGGGGTTTAGGTGTGGAGGTATTGGATTATGAGTTTAAGATTGGGGTTAAGCATGGGGAGTTAATTTTTTATTTACTTTTGTTATTTCAAAGTCTTGATGGCGAGGAATTGTCATCGGACACATTGTTTAATCATAAAAACTTAAATCATGAGTAGCTATAAATTACCACAGGGTTATGGCAAGGGGGGTAGAAAGAATGGTACTACCATTCATCCATCTTCGCAGAAGCCAGGTAGCGGTTCGGGGAACTTGTACAAGCAGCAGTCTAAGGTTCCACCTATTATAAAGAAGTAGTTTGAAGCGTTTGTTTGACATAGACGATACTGGCAAGGTAGAGTTAGATGATAACACCTACATGCTTATTCCAGAGTTGTCTGATGTTTACAAGCATAAGAAGTTAGGCTGGAAAGCCATCACATATATTGTTTGTGTGTGTGACTACCATAGTCCTTACAGGCAGCTACTGTTAGCCGACAGGATTGATGCTGTTTGTGAGGATATCTATGGTACAAAGAATTATCCTCCATTGGCTTTGGACATTGTTGATAGGGCTATGGAGAAGTACAAGAGGTTGCAGTATGACCCCATCTATGAGCAGTATAATATATACACAGAGAAGTTAGCTGAGTATAATGATTATGTAAGGAAGATGCCCATAGAGAGTGACAATGCTAAGATGTTACAGGAAGTTATGTTAGGTCAGGAGAAGCTTGTTGCAGCGAGAGAAAATTTAAAAGACATCATTCTTAAGGCGGAAGATGAGAAGCTCCAGGGGGGAGGGGGCATATCTTTCCTAGAGGAATACAATTCATAAAGTAATGTCATATAAAGACGAAAAAGAAACGAAAGCTGGAAGCAAGGCTAGTAAAAGAGCAAAAAATAAGGGCTATACAAGCGAAGGCACTACAAAGACAAGGAAAACCAAACAAGGTAAGCCTACAGGACCAAGAAAGTTTTTTGGTAAGCTAGCAAATCTGTTTAGGAAAAAAAGCAAGAAGAAGAAGTATAAAATAACAGGCACTAAAAGGACTGAGAAGCTTGGAAAAAACAAAAAGAAACCAAGCGCTAAATATTCAAAACCAATGTTTTAGATGGAAGATAACAATGAATTTGGTGGCAAAAGAAAAATATACAACTCCAAGGGTGAGTTGGTAGACCAGTCATGGGGGAGGGTACAGACACCAGACCTTAAGATGTCCTCGGCTGATAAATTGGATTACTATTTTGAAAAGAAGAAAAAAAATAAACTTAAGAAATCATGAAAAAACCTATTACAATACCTTTAGTAAAAAAGATGACAGGTGGTTATGGCGGCTATAAAGGAAGCATGAAGCGTCAGGTCACTGGATGGAACAAAGTAAAGGGAAGCGCAAAGGGGAGTGGCAAATAAGTGGATTCAGAAGGTTAGTAAATCTATTAAGCGTAGAGGCACTAAAGGGAAGTGCACACCTATCACTAAGAAGGGCTGCAAGGGGAAAGCTAGAACGCTAGCACTTACGTTTAAAGAGATAGCCAGGAGAAGGAAAAGGAGAAGAAAATGAATCTACCTGTATCATTTAACGAATTTAAAAAGAACCCTATCGCAGCCATAGCATTTCTACTTGTGCTTGTAGTTTGTTATCTCTATATGGACCTCAGTAGGTCTTGGGAGCAAAGACATGCAGAGTTAAAGGTAGAGTTGTCTACTTTAAAGAATGACTATGAGGACTTACAGGACAAGTATCTGGAGTTGATAGAAAAACTAAAGGATGAATGAAAAGGTGGTTTGTTGTTGTCAAGTTATTATTTATATGGGGCTGTGGTCAGCCTGACCATTACCATGTAGAGCAAGAGCCATATCCTTCCAAAGATAGCATACTACAGCTTGCCGATGAGGTGATGGAGTATGTGATACAAAAAGAAAACATAAAGCAATCTGCTTTAGATTCATTGTCTAGTAGCTTGTTAAATACTAAGAAGCTTAGCTCTGAGCAGATAATAGAGATGTCTAGAGAGCTTAGAAGAAGCAAAAGAGAGAACCTTAGTTATGAAAAGGAGCTAGATGATTATAAGACCAAAAGGGTTGTAACTGTAGATTCTGTTATTTATGACATAGATACTATTAAAAAGAATCATTATATCACAGACACATTATATGACACTGTTACCATCTATTATGTCGATACTATAAAAAGAAAGAAAAGGAAAAGAAGATAATGCTTAAATATTCTCCAGTGGTAAAAGAGGGCATCCCTGCATACAAGAAGTATAGCAAGGACTGGAAGAAGTATTGGGCATTACAAAAGGATAGGTGCTTAAATGGCTATAAGCCTAGTGGTGGTGTAAGGATTAATGGTGCTTACTACTTCTATCTAAACTTCTGTAAGATTAGCGCAAGGGATGAGAAGACTAACAGGAAGAGGCTACAGAATCCTTGGTATAGGGATTTAGACCACGAATACTTTGATTTGATATATGATGCCAAGAAGAATGGTCATGGGGTCATTGTCTTAAAGGCAAGGGATAAGGGGTTCTCATTTATGAACTCTGCATTGCTATTATACGAATGGAGCTTCTATCCGTATAATGAGATAGGCATAGGGGCGGCATCGCCTGTCTATGTAACGTCTGTAAGGAACAAGGTACTTAATGCCTGGAATAAGCTACCACCAGAGTTTCAGCACAGAAAAGACTTGGCTGATAATGAGTATAGGATGATTGCTGGTCAGAAGGTAAAGCGTGACGGGGTATGGATGGAAGAGGGCTTTAAGTCAATCATACATTTCAGGTGTATGGATAATCCTGATGCCTTTAGGGGGGAGAGGCTCTCTATGATGATATTCGAAGAGGCAGGGGAGTTCAAAGACCTACAAAGAGCATATATGTCTAGTGAGGCTTGCTTTAAAGATGGTGCTGTACAGTATGGAGTACCTATTATTGGTGGAACATCCAATGTAATGAATAAGTCACAAGACTATATGGAGATGTGGTATAATGCAGAGAAGTACAATCTAAAGCAGTTCTTCATACCAGCTTCTAAGGCACTATTTGGATTCTTTAATAAGAGAAAAGGAGAAAGCGACATTGAGGGGGCGAAGCAATTCTTTAAGGAAAAAAGAGAAGTTCTATTTAACTCTCCCGACAAAACAGCCTACTACCTACACATACAAGAGCATCCCCTCTCTCCCGAAGATGCTTTTGTACAGGCTTCTAACACACCATTTGACCTGGAGAAACTAAACACCCAGATATCTAGGATACTAAACGATACAAAGCTAAAAGGTACTATTACTAGGGGAACACTAGAATGGAAGAATAGGGCAAAGCTAGAAGTGAAGTGGATACCACAGGTGGATGGTAAGTTCCAAATACTATACCATCCAAACAAAGAGATGATAAACCTAGACATAGGCGCTGTGGATAGCTACTACCAGACAGAAGCACCTAACTCACCATCGAAAGGATGTGCTATGATATTCAGAAGATGGAACGAAGGTTCTAAAGCATCTAACCTTCCTATAGCCATGTATCTAGACAGACCATATACTAAAGATGAATGGTATGATAACAATTTGAAATTATTTGCGTATTACAATGCTAAGGCGCTGGTAGAATACACAGACGAACAATTTTTTGACTATTTTGTAAAACAAAAGGCAACTAAATTTCTTAAAGAAAGACCTAGAAGTGCAGACTCTCCTTGGTCAAAAGTGAGTAATAAATATGGTGTTCATATGAAGGTTTACCAGAAGAATTTGATAATAGATATGATTGATGACTATGTCAAGAAGTTCTCCGAAGATATTTATTTTTTAGATTTGTTGGAGGATTTAGCTAATTTTGGGGTTAAGAATACTGATGCTGCCATGGCTTTTGGTATAGCGCTCTTGCATGATTCTGATAATAGTAACGTAAGAGTGATGCATATAGATGACGAAAAGAAGAAGGAAGAATACTTCTTACCTAGATTCTCTATGCGAGGGGATGGAAGCGTGGCAGTTATTAATAGTAAGAACTTTGGTATGGCTAAAAAAAGTAACGACCCATTGGGATTATTTAACAGCTTATGAGTATAACGATATTTCCAAAGCAGAATATACCTGACTCACAAAAGAATAAAAAATGGGTTAAGGACAACATCAGTGCGATGATGAGCTATCAGGATTATACCCTCAAATATAATCGTGAAAGGAAAAAAGATTATGAAAACTATCAAATGTATAATGGGGTAATAGACGTTAAGTCATTTGAATATGTGACTAATGTTTACGGTATAACCTCTCCTGCCAGGTTGGTGAACCACCCCATTATTGCTCCTAAAATAGATTTGCTGGTAGGAGAGTTTATGAGCCAGCCATTACAGTTTAGTGTAGAGTCTATTGACAAAGACTCTATTACCAAGAAGCTAGAAAAGAAAGCTGGTCTTGTCCTAGAGAAAGTCCTTAAGCCTATAAGGATGGAGATAGAGAAGGAGCTAGGCATCACAATAGCAGAAGATGATTATGGCTTTGAGATACCTGACGATGTAGATGCTTTTATGCAGATGAACTTTAGAGAGCAGACAGAAGAGATTGTAGAGAACGGTCTTAACTATCTAATCCAAAGGTATAGCCTAAAGCATCTCTTTAAGACAGGGATGTATGACCTGTCTATTACAGGAAAAGAGTTCTATCATGTGTCTATCAAGCAGGGAGACCCATATGTTAGAAGGGTGGACCCCAGGTCATTGATATATGACGTAGACAGCGAAACAGAGAACCTACAAGACTGCAACTGGGTTGCTGAAGAAAGATATCTTACCGTAAATGAGATACTTGACGAATACGGACCTTGGCTAAATGTAGAGGATGTAAATCTTCTTGAAGAGCTAAGGATGGCAGGGTTTGATGATTTGAATAGATATAACAAGCCCTATCAATGGTATTTCAAAGGAACGCAAGCTTCTCCATTAAGGATTCGTGTTGTTAGCGCAGAGTGGAAATCGCTAAAGACGATGAACTTTAAAATATCAGAAAACAAGTATGACCCTGAAGTGCCTTTCAGAAAGCTTCTTCCTGACGGGTATAAAAAGAAAAAGGGAGATAACATACAAAGAAAGACAGTTACCGATATATGGCTAGGAACACAAATAGGTCATGATATATTGGTTAATTACAGGCGAAAGCCAAATCAAATAAGAAAAGAAAGTAGTTATTCTAACGCACCACTAAGCTATGTGGGAGTGATACAAAACAATATAGATGGTATCACTCTATCTGTTGTTGATGCATTAAAGAACATACAGATACTTTATAACATTGTTATGTACCATATAGAGTTGTCATTAGCTAGAAGTGGTGGTAAAGCTGTAGTATATGATACATCACAAAAACCAGACGGACTCTCATTGGATGATGTCTTCTACCATGCCAAAAATAGCGGTGTCATACCAATTAATTCCAAGCAAGAAGGAAACCAAATCTCAACATTCAATCAGTTTCAACAAATCGACTTTACATTATCCAACTCAGTCCAGCAGCTATTGAATCTAAAGATGATGCTAGAGCAGACAGCGGAGTCTGTTACTGGTATCACTAGGGCAAGAGAAGGGTTTACAAAAACTGATGCTGTCGGTGTTAATGAAAGAAATGTTCTTCAATCAAGCTTAGTAACACAGCCATTGATTGCTCTTCATAGCAAAGTTATGGAGTATGTGTTTCAGCAATTAGCTGATTTGATGAAGATAGCCTGGAATGATGGAAGGAAAATATCTTATGTCCTTGGCGACTATAGGGCTAAGTTCTTTGAGGTGACCTCAGACATACGAAATAGGGATATGGGTATATTTGTTACTAACACTGGTAAGAACAAGCAAGATAAAGAAGCATTCCTTCAGTTTGCTCAATCTGCATTACAGGCAGGAGGCGTTGACTTCCTTGATGTAATAAAGGTTTATAACTCAGATACTGCAAGGGAGGCAGAGGCTGTCCTTGAAAGTGGTCTTAATGCTATGAAGCAGCAACAGTCACAGATGCAAGAGCAACAGATGGAGATGCAACAACAGGCACAACAGGCAGAGGCACAGGCTAAGCAGGCTGAACAGCAAAGCGACGAGGCTGATAGACAAACCAAGCTTGAAGTTGCTAAGATTAATGCAGATACCATGCTCAAGACCACTCAGATGAAGATTGATGGCGGTCAGGAAACGCAAGACTTTAGGCAGAAGCATGATATGGATATGTCTATGCTTAATGCTTCTAATGACATGGGTAAAAAAGAATTTGACAAAGAGCTAGAAGCTAAAGATAAGTCCACTGAGCAAGTTCTTAGTGATGCTGATAAGAAAGTAAAAGATAAATAATTATATTTGTATAACTCAAAAATTAATGTTATGATTGAAGATAAAGAAAAGTCTGCTATTGCAGAAGAAGTTACAGACAGTCCTACTGAGGACACACAATTTGAAGCCGATAGGTTTATTGGCGACAATGAAGAACCTGAAAAGGAAGAGAAAGAAGAAGAGCCACAAGAAGAGATAGAGGACAAGCAAGAAGAAGAGACGGAGGAAGAAGTAAAAGAAGAGTCGTCTTTTACTTGGGAAGAGGAAGAGAAGGAAGAAGAACAGGAGGAACCAGAAGAGAAAGAAGAGAAGGAAGAGAAGGAAGAGAAGGAAGAGCAGGAAGAGGAAGAAGAGCAGGAAGAGGAAGAAGGCGAAGGATGGGAGTCTTTGGCTGAAGAGCTAGAGATAGATGCTGAGTCCTATGAAGAATTTAAAGATACGCTTTTGCAGCAGAAAGAATTGGCTTCTGCAGGAGCTACAAATAAAACCATAGAGTCTCTCAAAGGCTTCACCCAAATGGAGGATGAAGAACTTATGAGGACAGAACTCAAAGCTCAAGAATATTCCGATGAGGATATTGATGATGAGATTGATATTATGGTCGAGAACGGTACTCTGAGGCAAAATGCCAGGAGGGTACGCAAAGATATTGAAAAGGCTATCAAGATTGAATCCGAAAAAGTCTTGTCAGGGGAAGAAACACTTGATGCAAAGCAACAAGAGGAAGCTGACGAGATAAGAGCCGAACTGAAGGAACATTTGTCGAAGACAGAGAAGATTTTTGGAGGTAAGGTTTCGGAAAAGCAGAGGAATGAGCATTTTGATTATATTGATTCGGGGGATTTCTTCGATGATATATCTAAAGATGCTTCGTCTATTTCGGATGCAGCTTGGTTGTGGAAGAACAAGGATAGAATATTGAAAGGCTACAAAACAAAAGGTTTTGAGCAAGGGAAAGCTTCCGTAATTAACAGCTTGGAAAATCCTGAGACCAGTAGGTCTACTAGGATTCCTGAGCCAGATACTGGGGATTTTAACCCTAGTAGATTTATTGATAACGAAACGATGTAATAACTTTTAATTTTAAAACAAAATGAGATTTCATACAGGGTCTTACGGAAAGGAGACTATTGAGAACAATTCGTTAGTAACGAACCTCTTAAAGTATCCTGAAATTAGTAAAGCACTTATCCGTCAATTTCCTCAGTACTCCTTGACATATTTCTTGGAAGGAACAGGTCGCTTTGCTAAAGAAGAATTAATTGGCGACAATGCCTTTAAATGGGCAATCTTAGGAAGGTTGAATCGACCATCTACTTGTACTGGTACAACTGCTGGAACAGGTGTTGGTAATACAACTTTTACAGTTGAGTTTGTTGAAAACTTTTTAAATGCTAACGACGTTGTTAGATTTAAAGACGGAACACAAGCTATCGTAATCGGAGACTTGGTTGTTTCTGGTGGTGGATTTACTGCTACTTTGAAACTGCAAACCAACTCTAATACTGCTACTTTCGTTGCTGCTAACGCTGCTGCTGGAGAAACAGTTAATACGATTGGCTCTAACTTTCCTGAAGGTTCAGACAAAGGATATGAGAATCATGTATATCCTGACTGGTATGTAAACTATCTAACTACTGCTCGTAAAGCTAAGTCTATTACAGGCTCTGCTCTTACTGACGTTACTTGGATAGAAAACAATGGTCAGCGATTGTGGTTCTTTACAGACCAAAATATCGTTATGGAAGAATACCTATATCAGCTTGAGTTAAGCCGATGGTATGGTAGAAGCACGATGGATATCAACGGTAATGGTCTTGTAACCGATGCTGATGGAAAAACTTTAGTTGCTGGTGATGGGTTATTATCACAAATTGATGCAGCTAACGTAGACACTTATACTGGAGGTCTTTCTGAAGATATCATCTTAGATTTTATTGCTAACCTTTCTCTTAATACAGGAAAGAAGAATAGCTCTTGGATGGTTTTCACAGGAACTGCTGGTAGAGTGGCATTCCACAGAGCAATGCGTGATTTGATATTCCAAGGCGATGCAATGATTTATGACATTGACGCTGGAAGGGATATTCAAATTGGTGTGAACTATAATGTATACTATGCTTTAGGGCATAAAATCACATTGGTTCATAACCCATTGTTTGATGACCAAAACCTTCACACTGACATTGACCCAACTTCAGGATATCCAAAAGAGTCCTTTAGAATGGTGTTTATGGACATGGGGGTAACTAATGGTGTATCTAACGTAGAAGTCAAGGTTAAAGGTGCTGGTGGTGTTGACCGAGGAATGATTGTAAAATACATTCCAGGTATGGTTAATCCATTCGACCAAAAATCTATGGTTTCTTCCAATGCTAAGGATGGCTTCACTTGTGAAGTTCTTTCCGAGTCAGGATTGGTAGTTAGAAATCCATTGTCTTGTGGTCAGTTGTTAAAGGCGTAATTAACTAATAAAGCTTAAGAAAATATGGAAAGTAATGTTACAGGCTACTATGCTAAAGTGATTGATAATAAACTTATTGACAAATATAAGGGTGCAACTGTCGAAGTTAGGATGGTTAATCCTAAAAGAACGGGTACAGTGTTTTTAAGAGAGTATAATGATTCTGCCACTGGAGAGCTAAGGGATTTCGTAGATTCCTTTGGCAAGACCAGGGTGAAGAAATATACTAAGGCACTCACTGTTTTAAATCTTGATAATGTAGATGACTTAATTGAATATCTTCATATTAAAGACCACCCTATATATGTCAAGAGTGCTCATCCCATAATGAAGGTTATTGATATAACTGAAGAGGCAGAAAGTAGTATTGACAAAAGAGAATCCGCATTAGATGCGATGCTTATAGCCAAAGATTTGCGTGGCGAAAAGCTTGCTGACTTTGCAAGAGTTCTTGGTATCAATACCACTGGTGTCTTGGAATCTGTTATTAAGTCTCAGGTTTATGACAATGCTGAGAGAACTCCGAAAGAGTTTCTACAGTCTTGGAATGACCCCGACAGGACTTTCAAGCAGATATTGTTTAAAGGGAAAAATACGAAAGTATTCACCCATATCAATAGTGTGTGGAAGTATAGAGATGTCACTATGGGAGTCAAAATAGAAGAGGCAATATCGTGGCTAAAGGAGAATGAGGACTTAACCCCTTCCATTAGGAAGGAAATTAATAGTCATAAAGTATGACGTTTGCTGAGATGCAAGAGAGATTAGATGTTCTGCTTGATAAAAGCGACCTATCGTGGTTCGTTTCTCAAGAGAAGGATATCTTTTTGAACTTCGCTGTAAATGAATTCGTCAAAAAAAGGTACTCAGAGTTTGAGACAAATGAAAAAAGAAGGGAGGACATTAGAACGCTAATAACATCCCTCACAGATGGTACAGGCACTTCTGTTGTCACCCTCCCTTCGGATTTCATGTTTGCTTTGAGTTTAAAGGGTGTTTTTCCAGTCACTGAATGCGGAACGGTTGAAAATAAAGAAAACTTTATACGACCAATTCAGCATGATGATATCAATAAGATATTGGAAGACCCCTTTAACAAGCCTTTGAATTCAAATCCAGTGTACATCTCAACATCGTCTACCTTTGCGATACAGAGTGAAACTGCTCCAATTTCTTGGGAATTAGTTTATATAAAAACGCCAGTAGTTGTGGATGCTACTAACTTTCCTAATAACACATTAGACCTTCCTTCTTACACGCATGAAGAGATAGTAAATCTTGCTGTAAGGAAGATGCTATATGATATAGGAAGTCCACAATATCAAGTTCAATTAAATGAAATTCAAAATCAAGAATAATTATGAATTATAGTGATATGTTAAAGTCGGAGCTTATTGAAGAATGCAAACGCAGAGGTTTGTCCTATAAAGGTACAAAAGCTGTAATTATTAAGGTGTTAGAGTCTGATGATAAGTCTGCAAAGAAAGATGCTCCTAAAGAGAAAAAGCCTGCTCCAGTGAGGGTTTTTAACCCAATGCTGCATAGGTACGAATATAAATAAATGTTAAATTGTTAAAAATCAAATAAAATGAAAATTTCTAAATATAAAGTTTATGACTCTGGAACAGGAATTGGTGCTATAGGAGCACAATTTGCTGGTGGAGAGTTTGTTGGAGGTGGTACTGCTGATGCTTCTGTTAACTGGTCAGGTGTTCCTGTTCCAAGTATCGTAGAAGTAAGCAAGGCTGCTGCTGTAACTGCTGATGTAGCATGGACAGAAACATATACTCCTGCTGTTTTTGCAGCTGGCAATGAATGGATTCTTACTCTTGAATATGCTGATTCCCGTCAAAAAGGAAGAAAAGTATTCAAGGAGTCTTATGTTGCTGGAGATACTGCTACAACAGTATGTGACAGATTCAGAGCGCAAGTGGCTGCTTCTAGCCTTCCCTTAACAGGAAGCGGAACAACTACCTTGATTCTTACTGCTGTTGCTGGAGCTGGTGTAAACTATGTTTCAACAGTAGGTGCAGTAGGAACTGCAACATTTGCTGCTAGTGCATTAACACTGGATGCTCAAGCTGATACGTCTGCTAGACTATCTGCTAAGTATGATGGTGTAAGCGCTTCTGACTTTGGTTCTACAACAGACCAGTATGATACTTACATTGTTAAGTATTTAGACCATGTAGCCTCTTCTGATGGACAGATTGGCTCTTTGGCTTCTGCTGCTTTGTTTATTGACCAGGCAACAGCTACTACTGCTCTTGATGATGCTATTAATGGCAACTACACTGCTGTTACTGAGCAAGATGGAGCTATTGCAGTTGGTTCTGTGTAATTATAATTAAAGGGGAGGGGGAACTCTCCCCTTTTATAAAACTTATTGATGGCTACTTTAAATGAACTTGCATATAATGTTCTGAATATCGCTAGGGGTGGGTTGTCTAGTGATGATGATAGGCTTAATGTTCGCCAAATTAAATTTTGGATAGGATACTATAGAGCCAAATTAACTTTCGAATATTTCAATGCTGGCAAGGGTATAGACCCACAGCTTATGCAAGACATGGGAGTGTTAAAGCTAAAAGAAGTAGATTCTGCAGATTCTCAATTAGCATATTGGGGATGTCCTATTAAATATGCTACCATACCTAAGTTGATAGACCTACCAAACCAGGCTGGTCTTGTCTTCGTTGGTCTTGTAGATAAGAGGACACCAATAGTCATATCACCGCCTAATGTTGTTCAGTATAGAAGCCATGCAAGGTTTACTGGAGATATGAGAAAGGCATATATGGTTGGTAATAGGCTATATGTGACAGACCCCTTTAATGAGGATTTGTGTTATATTAATGTTAGGGGGATATTTGATGACCCCACTGCAGTAGAATGGGTGGATGAGAATGGTGTCACCCATTGTATTAAAGATGATGAAGAGTATCCAATGCCAGAACATTATGTGTCAGACATTGTTGCTAGAATCATGCAGTTTGAATTAAATATGCTTATAAGAACGTCTAATGATGAGGTAAATGACAGCGTTGAAACAGAGCAAGTTCCTGTCGCCCAACAACAGTAAGAAGTATGTTACTTTATATGGGATATATTTACACGCTCTTCCTTTTATGGAAAGAGAATCAGAAAGACTTGGCATAAGAGTTCCCAAATACAATAAGTTTTCGTTTATAGTAAGGAAGTACTTGGATGAGGTATTCAAGTTAGCTATCTTTAAGCACAAGGCAATACAATTGCCTCAAAAGCTTGGAAAGATATTTTGTTCTAAGGTGCTTTGCACAAGATATACCCCTCACTATAAATATTTTACGGGAGGGGAAGATAGTAAGGCTCTTGACAGAAGATTTGATGTAGATAGGTTTGATGGGTACTTTTTTGTTCTTTACCTAGCGTTGTGTAAAAAGTTTAGTAGGAGGTATAAGTTTGATGCTGCAAAAAGATGGAAAAGAGCATTGTTTGGAAATGTTCTTGATGGGAGTGATTACCCAGTAATAGGCTCTATGCTTCCATCACAGGAAACGTCATGAGCTTATTTATATCGGAAGAGAAGAGAGAAAAGAGATTGGAAGTTTGTAGAAGATGTGTCGAATATAATGCCACTCTTTATCAATGCAGGGAATGTGGATGCTTTTTAAAGATTAAGTCATTATTAAAAAACCAGAAATGTCCTAAAGGTAAATGGAATGAGTAAAAATAAAAACGGCAGACTTTCAGTAAAAACTATTATTGCTAATGTAATAAGAGATTTACAGCTAAGAGATGCAGCACAGATTTATGATTATATGATTGAATGGGCATATGAAGCTGAGATATTAATTGGCTCATATGACACATTTATTAGAAAAGAATGTGAGATATCATTTAAGAACAACCGTTCTCCGTTACCAAAAGACTTCTATAAGTTCATATCATTAAAGGTTGGTGGTAGCTTTCCAGAAATAACAAACAGAGATTTTAGATTATTTTCTAGCGATAGCCCTAATTTGGCTGTCAAAGGAAACTATAACGTACCTAATGAAGTGGGTAGCCCAGGCTTTCCTTTTGACCAGGGAGAAGAAAATAGGCTTGTTACTAAGTTTAACATAGATAATGGGTATGTTAATATCTCTAGTGTAAGTGATGGGTTAAAAGGCGGTCTTGCTTATTTAGCATTTGATTTAGACGAAGAGGGGTTTCCTTTAATTAAAGATGGTCATCAAATGGCTGTAACTGCATATATTATGTGGAAGTATAAGAATGCAGAGTATGTGCAAGGGAAGGTTACGCACCATGTTTATAAAGAACTTGAGAACAGATGGTACTGGCTTTGTGGAAAGGCAAGGGGAGATGATGAGATGCCTGACCCAAAACAATTAGAATATATTGCTGCTATGTATTATCAGCTATTGCCAACACCAAGCAAAAACTATTTTTAGTAGATGTCAGAAAGGATTACAAATAGCTTCAATGGAGGCATGAACAGAGACCTTGACAAGAAGTTAAGGAAGAATGATACCTACTCTAGAAGCGTAAATGGAAGATTAGTATTTAACGAAGAAGGAACATATTCTTGGGAAAATGCTGTTGGAAACATCAACTCTATATCTAGTCTTCCTGTAAACTCTACTATTATAGGAAATGCTCAGTTTACAAATCTTCTTGTAGTATTTCTAATAGTAAGCACTTCTAGTGGAGATGAATATCAAATAGGTATAATAAAAACTGATATAGATGGATTTGGCGAGTATTATCCATTAATAGATAGCCTAGGCACTCCAGATGCTCCACTACTAAACTTTAATACCAAGTATCCATTACAATGTAGCTCATTCCACGAAAGCGATAGTTTGCTAAGAGTGTACTTTACGGATGACTATAATGAGCCAAGAGCATTTACGTTTAAGGTTGATGATGGTGCTTCTTCGGGATATTCTGCTGTAACATCTTCTGTAAAGCAGATGGGAATAACGGTTAATTGGGAGATGTCTCCATTAATCGTAACAGAACAAGCTCTTGATAACGGAACACTATTGTCTGGAATGTATCAATATACTTACAGGCTTACAAATGAGGATGGTTACGAGACACCCTGGTTTCCTCTTTCCAGACATATAGTTGTCTTTGCAGGAACAGATGACGAAGGATATGATTGTAATCTAGACTATTTAAATACAGCGACATCAAAAGCAAACAAAATTGTAATAAACAATATAGATGTTGACTATAAGACTATTGAGGTAGCTTATGTCTTTTCTGTCACTTCTAGCGCACCTTTGGAGGCTGCTATATTTTATTCAGAAGAAATAGATAAGGGAAATCCCAATCTTGAAGTTGTTCATTATTCTAATGAAGGTCAAGCGATAACCTTAGAATCCATTGTTGATAAGGTTCAGTTTATAAGAAAAGCAAAGACTATAGCCGTTAAAGACAACAGACTGTGGTTAGGAAATATAGAGTCAACAGAACTTATTGATATCCCAGATGCTGTATTTGACGACCTTAATATAGAGTTAAATGTCAAAGCAATCCTAGACGACCATTCAGATGGTGGTGTTCATAAAGACTTAGGAGGCGATGCGTTTTATGATGGTGGTAGCTATTCAAAGGTAAGAAGGTCGGGAGTGTTAAACCAGCAAGTAAAGACAAATAAATATAATACTACAGGAGGAACAACAGAGTATGTATCCAGAAAGGCTCGTTGGTCGGACTATACTGACCCTATTATAGAGCATGCACATACAGGATACTTCAGGGGCGAGACATATCGGTTTGGTTGCACCTTTTTCGATAAAAAGGGTAATGATATGTTTACCGTTCATTTGGCAGATATTTCTATGCCAAGGCAAAAGTCAAGCACTACTTCTGCTCCAGACGATACATCTGTTTTAAGCTGGACAAGAATAAAGTCAGATGGGGTTTTACAAAATGGAAGCAATACATATGATTGCCAACATCTTAGCTCTACCTGTGGGATGCTTTCATCTATGATAAACAAGCAGGCTGGTTATGGGGCAGTTTCAGATATCACAGCAGGAGATATGGGGGAAAATGATAATTATAAATATACTGACTTTCAAAGAATAGAGACCTTAAATAGTAACCCTAATGACTTAGATGAGGATAAAATATATAATACTGGCGATGGATTGAATCTAGATACAGACTCTTGTCTTCATTCGTGGATAAAAATATTAGGATTAAGATTTAGTGGAATTAATTTAGATGTTCCTGTAAATGGCACTCCTTTGCATGAGCTTGTTGGCGGATTCAAGATTGTAAGAGTAGCAAAGCAGGATAAGGATAGAAGAATAATAAGACAGGGATTATGGTTCCAGGCTATCACTGACAGTTATAATGACCCTACAACAAGACCAAATCCACATCCTGCTAATTGGAGCCCTACCTCTAATGTTTTAACTAATGTAGAATCATGGAACCAAAGATACAATAATGGTAACGGAACTGGCACTTCTGCTATATATGAAAAGTTTGTAGGAGAGTTTTTTAGCCCAGATATTGCCTTTGAAGCCACCACTCCTATTAAATATGAGAATGAAAAGCTGATGACAGTAAGCTCTGTGTGGACTACATCTTTAAATGAAAGCAAGTCCACAGCAGGGATTAGCGGATGTTGGTGGGGTAGCTTTATAGGGTCAGGTACTCCTTTTGCAAGTAATGGGGCAAATGGTGTTATAGATAAAATAGCAAATGATTATACAGGAGCACTTGGCGGATATGATGAACAGCATTCTATCAAGGGAATACCTTTTGGTGGAAACAGAAATGATAATAATGATTATAGTAATGACAGAAGGCATCATCATTATTTGCATAAACTGTATAATTCAAGAAGTAGTAGAGATTTTAATTCAGACCAGAGATATGTTTCAGCAGGCAAAGAGCTTGGATGGCGAGGCGACTTTACTGTATTTGGCATAACTAATGGCTCTAGCCTTCCTAGTGGAGAAATAACAATGCCAGATGGAAAGATTTTTTCTCCTGCTGCATTTATGTCATATTATGGTTCATTTAAAGAACAAACAGTTGGCACAGGCTCTAGTAGTAACTGGATAGATGATAAGTTTAAGGGAGACAAAGAAGATGAATGGCTTAGGGCATCTTTGAACACTAAAAGCATTATACTTCAGGTGCAGCCAGAGGTACAACTTGGATTCTATGGCGGCAATGGTGGGTTTGCATATAATGGCACACCTGTTTGTTATTGGGTGCTAAACTGGGAAAGAGATATTGAGGATGAAGGAATGTATGGTGGTCAAACAGAGAATGCGTTACAACAAAACATATTTGAGACAACAGGTCATTTTCAAGAAGTTAATGATTCAGTTATTAGCAGTAATGGAGGTGTTTTTGACAATATAGATGTATGGGGAGGCGATTGTTATTTGCAATACTTTTCGTGGGGAAGGCTTTATCCAAAAATAACATTGGATGATGGCGAGATACAAAATCAAGATAGTTTTTGGAAGAATAGGTTTAATGATTATAGCCAAGGATTTGTATTTCCTGTAGAGTCAAAATACAATTTTAAACTACGTAGGTCTAGGCTTGACTATACTAATTCAACCTATGACCAAGTAGGATTTACACGACAAGGATGGCTTTCTGGAGAGGGGCAGCCAACATCAACTGTTGCAACAAATGTTAAGAATGGACTATTTGTTTCAGGAACATCTTCAACACAAAAAATAGAGAAGTTTACTATTAACGAGCTGGTGTTGGATAATGAAGGATTGAGATTCTATTTCCCTAAGCCAGCAGATTTTGTGGATAGGTATGATTATCCTACTAGGTGGACATGGAGTGAAGAGAAGAAGCCTTATTCAGAGAACGTAGATAGATTCAGGAGGTTTGGAGAGATTAGCAACTTCGACCTTAATGCTACTCTTGGAGAGGTAATAGGAAACGGTGTCTTGTTTGATAATATATATTCTGTTCAAGAAAAAGGATTTGGAAGGCTGAGGATAGCCGATAGAGCAATGCTACAATCCACACAAGGAGCAGATATTGTTCTTGGTGAAGGAAGCACTATGGCTGGTATAGACTACATATCAAAAACATTTGGCACTCAACACAGAGATAGCGTTTATAGTTCTGATAAGAATATCTATTGGATAGATGCTAGGATGGCTAAGATAATGAGGTTTGGTCAAGACGGCATGACGGCTATAAGCGATACAAGCGGATTAAATCAGTATATGAAATCCTATCTTAAAGGTATGGAGACCATAGACGATAGATATAATATTGGTGGAATACATACAGGGTATGATTATGAGAACAACGATGTTTTGTTCTCTGTTGTTCATAATGCCTGTAAGAACAAGGATGAATTCTTACAAGAGAACGAAACATATCCAAGCCCAGGCAGTGAAAGCCAAAGAAGGTCAGGGGAGGCGTTTTCTTATGATAAATTTGATAAAAATTGCTTAACTATTTCGTATAATGAAAATATAGGTTCTTTTGTAAGCGAGTATTCCTATCATCCAAAAATGTATATGAATATAGGAAAGTTTATGTATACACACAAAACACCAGGAAAAATACACCTTCATAATAAGGGAAAGATTGGAGAATTTTATTCAAATACTTATTATTCATACTTAGAGTTTTCAGTAAACAAGTATCCAAGTGTTAGCAAACAGTTTGATAATATGGTTTTGAACATAAATGAAGATGGTGTAAAAAGATTATTTACCGCAGATTTTCTTTCAGACATAGATATCTCTGCTAATGTAAATATTAGAAGTGAAAATATTCTTGTAAATGGATATGGTGTAAATAGAAGAGCTAGATATAGAGGCGGTCTTTTGCGATTTCCTATGAGAGATTTAGACAAATTATTGCCTAGTGGGAAAAGACTTACAGGAAAATCTGTTGATGTTAAATTAAAATTTGAGAACTTTGAAGAAGAAAGGGCTACTATTACTAGCGCTGATGTTCTTGCAAGGGTTAATCATAGAGTATAATTATGGCAGTAACTAGATTTGGACAGCAGGAAAGTATGTATGACTATGTTGGAAGTCATTATAGTCATAAAAGAAATGTAAAGAAAGCTACAGGCTTTAAGACAAGGTTTGGTCTTATGCTTTCTGGAAGAAACAGATATGGTCAAAAGACTGTTGGTGCTCAAATTGGCAAAACATTATTATGGACTGGTGTTGGTATAGGCGCTGGTGTTGCTGGTGCAGCTACTGGTGGTGTTGCTGGTGCAGCAATAGTCGGTGGTGCAATTGCTCTTTCTTCTGGTACAACGGTAGCTGCTGAAAGGCAGACAGAAAGAACATTTAGAGGCACTGATGTCCATAAGGAGATTGCTGAGACTAATGTAGGTATGAAGGCTGCTGGGGCTGGTCTTACCACCGCTTTGGCTGCTGCTGGAGGATGGGCAGCTCAAGCAGGAAAGGGAGCATCTGCAGCAGGAACTACAGCTGAAGGTGTAAAGACAGCAGATGCTACAGGAAAAATTGCATTAAATGCTAATAAATTTCAGAATGTAGAATTGGCAAGAACACCAATGAATATATCGGGAACTACACCTATGCAGTTTGGGGATAAGGTAGCGCCATTAAGTAATATTAAAACTGGTGCAAGTATTCCATCATCACTAACTACTGCGCAATCTACACCATATTCTCATATGGCATATGAATCAGCTAAGACAGCACCAAAAGGATTGTCTAAGGCTATTTCTACAACTAAAGAATTTGCAGATAAGCCAGTTTCTACTATATTAGATAAAATAAAAGCAGGAGAGAAAGTTCCTAAAGAAATGGTCAAACAATTAGATAAGTTTGGTAAGCAAGTGATAAAAAAGGGATATACAAAAGTTGGTCAAAAAGCAGTTGATGCTATTACTTCAGATAATAAGAAATCTATGAAAGAGGCAGAGACCAAAGCAAAGGAAATAGATAATACTATTGCAGAAGGTGGATACGATATAAAAAGACAGGAGATTTCGGATAATCTTTCTGAAAAACCAACAGGTGTTAGAAATGCTAGTTATTATGCTAATTTGCAAAGACAGCAATTAAGTATGAGTGTAGCCGACAGAGAAGATTGGCGAAGAAATTTTTTAAATTCAATAGAAACAGTTTAATATAATATTATGGCAGCAAATCCAATAGATTCTGAGCTTTTAGAAGAAGAACTTATAGAGGTAATGAAGGAGGAAGTTACTAATGGTGATTGGGATGCAAATATGTTTAAAAAATACGCTCCCTATCTTGCTGATAAAAAGGTAATGACGTTTATGAAGGCTTTAGCAGAAGCCGAGTCAGGTACATTCGAACTAGACCAAAAACAAATACCATACTGTCAAGGAGACAGAAGCCTAGACAAGGATAGAGATGCATGTGTCTTAAAGTTTGGAGAGGGTGGTGATAATGGATGGGTCGAATCTTCTGCTCAAGGATTGTTTCAATTTATAGATGGTACTGCTAAAAATGTACAAAAGAAAACAGGATTTGACCCACGCTCTACGGGCAAAAAATATAGTGCATTAGAACAGACATTAGCCGCAATATATTTGATTGATACTAAAACAGGGGCATTAGAAGCAGTATCTTCTGGTAATTATGATTTAGCATCTCGTAAATTAAGAGGAATATGGGAAGCCCTTCCTAGCAACTACGGTGGAAAAATAGTTGGAAGAAAGGCTATGGGATTACCTAATGAAAAATGGCAAGAACTATTTAAAAAACATGGAGGTACAGTAATTAAATATCAAAAGCTTACTGACGAAGAGATGGAGGGTGCTCTTCACGAATATATAAAGAAAAATGACCCTGAAAAATTAGCAGAATACGAAAGATATCAAGAATTTAAAAACAACATTAACCCTAAAATACAAAAATTTAAAGCAAGTGTAGATAGTATTATATCTGGAGATAACTATACTGTATGGTGGGAGAAGAATAAACATAATGGGAAGAGTCTAAAGCAGTGGCAGGATAATGTAAATTATTCAGATTCTCAATTAAAAGAATTAGAAAGATGGAAAAATGGAAGGGATTTGTATGATAAAGGAGATAGAAGCGCTAATGCTATTCCTCCTTCTGTTGGATTTTCTCTTTATAACAAATCTTTTGGAGAAGGTGGAGAAAGCACTGATTATGAAGAGGTTAAAAGTCGTGCTGAAAAATTAAAGAGAGAATCACAGGATATATTAATCAAAAACTTTGAGTCTAGAAAAAACTTTTTGAAGGGGGAGACTATGATAATGTCGGATGAGATACGAAATTATGTATTAGGCGATGATGTTTCTGAACTTCTGGGTTCTGAAGGTGTAACTAAAATTCTTAACACTACAAGGGATATTCAAAATAATATAAATAGCCTTGGAGACAATATAGGTGATTATGATTCTTGGTATGAAAGAAATAGTGAGATTATTTCCAAGTTAGAAGCTCAGAAAAAAAAGATAGATGCCCGACCAGAAGATTATGTACCCCCTAAATCGCATACTAGCGTTAAGGGAGGAACAAGTAGTTTGGGCATAGGAAGCAGTACAACTAAAGATTATACTGCAGCAGAAATTGCTGCTCAAGACTCTAAAATGATAGGAGACTTGATAGGAAGATTAAAGGAGGGTCCAGGTAGCCTAGAGGATATGGAAATGTCTTTTTCTCTTTTGGAAAAGACAGGTGAAACAGGATGGGGTGGTTTAGAGAGGGGCGAGGTAGATAAAGAAATACTAAAAAAATACAATATAGATGAGAGCTTATTAGGTTCTGAGATAGATAAGGTATTTACTGATTATTTTAATGACTACAAAGGAGATAAAGAGGAAGCAATAAAAAACCTTAAAAATTTAGACCCCACGATACTAGGACTTCCCGAAGGATACAAAACAGTAGAGGCATATGATTTATACTTAAAAGGTATAAGGGAGCAAATAGACAAAGAAAATAAAGAGTTATTTGACGAGGAATATGGAGAAAGTTCCTCTGGTAGTAGCGTCTTTGGAGAAAGCAGCAATATAGCAGACGCAGCTAATACGCCTCCCACTATGACGGAGGATGAGTTTAAGGAATATCTGGAGAAAGTTTCGGGTCAAAGAGAAGAAGCTGGTATTAGCAAGATATATAAGCACATAGGAGATGGAAGCCTTGATACTGCTCTGCAATTTGCTGGTATGTTAGGCGCTTATAAGTCTGCCACTGCTCCGCTTCCAAAGCAACAGAAAAGCGAAGATTGGAAAAACCATATGAGAGAGTTAAGTGATAGACGGCATTTGGGATTAGATGCTGCTACACTTACTTATTATCAAAGAAATGCAGAAAGGGTATATTCTCACGATGTAGACAATATAGCAAGATTTGGTACTTCAGGTCAGGCTGTGTTAGCATCGTTAGGTAGAGCAGCTAGAGATAAGTACGATGCTCAGCTGAAGATAGCAGCTTTAGATGAAGAGGCTAAGCAAAAACATTTTACTGCATACGGACAAGGGTTGGCTCAAGATGAGGCTATGACCCAATCATATTGGAAAACAAATGTTTATGACCAGGCAGATAGAAAGAGAGAATTGAAGGCTGCAATTATAGGTCAGCTAACTAACAATTTAAGGGAAGACCAGTTATATGCTAGGCAATACGGAGAAGGTTCATATTATGCAAACCTAATGGATGCTAGATATAAAGATACTAGAGAAAGCACTATTACTAAAAGAGCCAGTGAGCTAAAGCTTAGGGGAGGCACTCTTCCTGATGGAACTGAGGTAAGCTATACTGATGCTCAGGCATTAAAGATTGCAGAATCAGAAAACCCATATACTCCAGCAAAGCATCCCAAAAGCCTAACGCAGCAAGTTGGTAGTGCTGTTTTGGGTGGTGCTAAAGGAGTGTCTGCTCTTATAGATAGTGCGGATAGGTATGGCTCAACTCTTGCTAGTGGAATATCTCAGGGTGTTGCAAATCTTATGGAAAAGATAAATGCCCCAGTTGACAAGGATGATTACTCTTCTTATGACGAAAGCGTAAATAAGTTTAGAAAGAAGCGAAAAATAAAAGGCTCTGGAGTTGCTTATGATGGTGGAGAAGATGTTGCGTCAATGGGCGGAGATAGAGCTTGGAGCAGCCTTACTTGGAAAGAAAAAAGAGCAAGGAAAAGAGAACATAAAATTTAGATAATAAAAGCATAGTTATGCCATTAGATTATACACTTTGGAATGTAATAAAGCAGGGAAGCCTTTATGACAAGAAAGCACAGGCTGCTAAAGACAACATGCTTTATCAGGAGAGGTTGTTTGAGCGTGCTGCAAAGCAAGAGGCTGACCAACTTAAGATGCAAGAAGCATCAGAACTCTTTATGGATGAGGTTCAAAAAGGAATTGGTCAATTTCTTCCTCAAGATGTTGATAGGGTTAAAGGGATAGAAAAGAATGCGAGAATGAGTGTTTATGATGCTGTAAAAGAATCTGGTGGTGATTTCAAGAGATTTTTTATGATGGGTGGTCATAGGGTATTAAGAGAATATAAAAACTCCATATTACAATCTAAAGAGGTTTCTAGTGCCGTTAAGAATAAGGGAGTGTATGACCAAATGACAAAGGATATGTCAGAAGGGAAATACTTAAAAAAAGTTGTTGTTGGTAGCGGAAAGTCAAGACAAGCGATGGATGCAGAAGAGATGCTTCAATTATTTAATGCTGGTAAGATAAAAAACTTATCATATAATGGCTCTGAGAAGCCCGTAGAAATAGACTTTACAAAGTTTCAGAAGAACTATAAAGGAAGTAGCCCTTATCAGTCTACCCCTGTTACATATCAAGACCTTGTTTATGCTATGCAGCTTATGGGTCAATCACCAGAGGTTGCTCAGAAGGTAGCAAAGAATTATGTTATAGGACAAAATGAAAATGGTGAGCCTATTACCACTGGATGGTGGGGTATTAAAGATATGGATTATGGAAATCTATCTAAATTATGGGGATTAAAGAATGGGTATTACAATGGCAAAGGAGGTTCAGGCAAGTTTATCAAGACAGCACAGGCTGTAGCTCCTATATTGCAATCAATCCCTGGCTTGATAAAAGACCAGCAGGAGTGGATGAAGAGTGCAGACTGGGTTAGAGCAGATGGAACTATTGAAAATAAAGCTATTGCTAATTATGATGGAGATGCCCAAACATTTGGAGCCATACTAAATGGGATGGGAATAGCTGTTGATGCAGATGGAAGAATAAATTCAGATAAATTTGAATGGGAAAATTTTGTGAATTTAGCAAATGGTCATCAGTTTAGTCTCAAGCCTCATATGTATGATTTTTCTAGTATTACCCCAGGAAGATTGCAGGTTGTTGTAGACAAAAAAGACCCAAGCAAGACAAACATGTATCTTGAGGCATATGTTAATGTCGAAGAAGAAATATTGGAAGACGTTCTTGACTGGGAAGATTTATGGTTTAACGCAGTAGGAAAGGCAGAGACCAAGGGTCAGGAAGGGCAGAGTATGTATACTAATGAAAATTGGAAGAGGAAGGGAAGCAATTATAAAGACCTTTCTTGGGAAGAAGAAGAAAGGCTGGGATATAGTTCGGATATGAGGCAACTTCGCATAGGAATACCATTGCCCACCGATGAGCTATCTATAGCTAGGATTAATGAAGCAATAGGATATACCCAAGGTAATGTTATGGGTGGTCCTAGATGGGAAGATTGGGTAAGTCAGCAGATGCAAAGACCTACTGGTACTACCGCTCCAGAAAACATACAGGGTAATGTGGGTTATGGTAATGTTCCTCAAGGGGTGTTTGCACAAACAGCATGGAATCAAAGACAAGGTGGTGGCGGTGCAGATTTTAGTGGATTTATGAATATGCCACCTAGTGAACAGCAAAAAATAGCTGAAGATTTGATGTCAGTAAAGGTTAATCAGCCAAATCAAGAGCAGTCATTAGGTCAGGCTGCTACTACGAGCATGATGTCAGGAGGTCCAAACTTACCAGCTATCTTTCAGCAAGCAAACAATGCTGGATTGACTCCTGAGCAATATATTAAAATATTAAATATGATGGCTGCAGGACAGGCTAAATAAATGTTATGGCAGAAGAGGATGTTAAAAACATAAGGTCTATTTATGACGAGAACGTCGGAAGCTCTCCTAGTATTGCATCTGAAGGCTCTGGTGTAACTCCCGACCTTGTGTCTGGTGGAGACACTGAGTTTAGCCAAGCCGATATAGATGCTGCAAAAAAAATATTAGCAGATAACAATACATCAGCAGAGTCAGTTCTAAATACTATGGGTCAACAATCTTTTAGGATTGGAGAGGCTCCATTAGGTGTTACTATGGCTATAGAACAGCCAGAGCTTACTAGACCATACTTTTCATATAAGGGTAGCGTTGGAGAGGATTTGGCTGCTTCTATTTGGAATGGAGGCGTGGTAAGGACTACTGCTGGGATTAAAATGTTTGTTCCTTCTGTGGCAAAAGCCTTTGGCGCTGGAGAGTGGGCTGATGACTGGATAAATGAGGCGGTAGAATGGAATAGGCATAGCCAGGCATCAATATCTGATGCTGGTAAGGAAGATTTCTTTGATACGTTTACTGCTAATGCTTTTGCAGCAGGATTTGGTCAGGGGCTAGGTTCTGTCTTGCCTATTTTTGCAGCAGCAGGGCTTACAGCAGCTACAGGTGGTGTTGCAGGGGTTGTTGGGGGTTTTGGTTATAGTTCAGCAGCAGCAGCAACAGGAGCAACGGCATGGGGAATGGGTTCTGCGGCAGCAACAGCAGCGGCAGGAACTACAGCTACAGTTACAGCAGCCTCTTTAAATATGCTTCCAGGTCTTATGGAAGAAGGATTGCAAAATGGCTTAACACATCAAGAAGCGTCTAGGGTGGCTTTAACTATAGCTCCTATTGTTGGGGCTATGGAAAAAGTAGGTCTTGATTATGTTGTGAAGGCAGGAACAAAATCTCTTAGTGGCTCTATAGCTAGAGAAGCATACAAGAAATCATTAAACAAGATTGGTAAAGAAGGTCTTACTGGAAATCAGTTTGGAAGATTTGCTACTAATATGTTTCAAGAGATAAGTGAAGCATATGCCAAAAAAGGAGGTGGCTTTAAGGCTGCATCCCAAGTGATGAAGGAAGAACTTAAGATGTATGGTAAAGCTGTAGGCTTTTCTGCATTAGAAGGTTCTGGAATAGAATTCTTACAGGAAACATCTCAGTCTTTGGTAGAGACTGTAGGCAAGCAGATGTATGATATGGCTTTTGCTGATGCAGAGGCTACTAAAGGAAAAGGAAAGTTTGGTGCTGATATTAAATCAAAGGAAACTTGGACTAGAGCATTAAAAGAAGGATTTTATGGCGGTCTTGTTGGTGCATCTATTGCTGGTGCAGGAAGAGCAGGAACGGGATGGCAAAGACAAACTATACTAGATGCTTTAGATAGCGCAAAGAGAGAAGGTAGAGGGAGCTTTGATAGAGTTCTTAAAAACATACATAGGTCTGTTGCTGAGTCAGATAATGATACTGCTGTCAAGAATAGTCTTAATGACATGGTTGATGAGATGGCAGAGATGGTTGGTAATGCTGAATTACAAACTGTTACTGACAATAAAGCCAGAATGCAGATACTTCAATTTGGATTATTGTCTAAAAACCTTTCAGAAAAGATAGATGATATAGCCATAAAGAATGTTGTTCCTGAAGCCATATCTGATATTAATAAGCTAAAAGTCACCCGACTTGCTGAAAGGCAAGAAGGAATCAAAAAGGCAGTAGCAGAAACATATGAGACAGGGATACCATATGATGAAAAGCAAGATAAGTATAATATTTTTGGAGACCAAGAAGCTAGGGATGTGGCAGCGGCAGAAAAAATTATTGCCGATTCCGATTTAACGGAAGATGAAGATAAAAGAATACTAGAGTTCCAAGAGAGAACGGGTATTACTCCAGAATACCTGGATGAATATATTGATGTTCCAAAGCCTGTAGAGACAACTATCGCTAGAGTTGAGAATGGTATTCCTACAGATATTAATGCAGTGCAAAATGCATCTAATTATTTATATGGTGCAGTTAAAAGAATTCAGGCTGCAAGGAAGAGTGATACTAGAACCTTGACAACTGAGCAATTAGACTCAATGGAAGAACAGTTGGGTGAACAAATAACTAAACTTGAAAATTATGTCACAGAATTCAAAACAGGAGAACAAAAGGTATCTAAGCCTAAGGAACAGGCTGAGATTAGCAAGCCTCCCCAAAAAGGAAAGGGAAGAGCTGACCAACGAACTGCAACAGAACTGGGCGAACAAGACCAAGCCCCAAACTGGAAATCTTTAATTGAGGAATCAGTATCAGAGAAAGAGCTTAATGCGGTACAAGACCAAATAGCAAAAGCAAGAGAGCAGGGAGACATTTCTCTTGATGATGATATAGAGTATACGGATGCCATTGCTATTAAAAGAAAATCTTTTCCTCCTTCTCCAGAAGCTCAACCAGAAGCCGAACCAGAGATAGAGCAAGAAGAAGTATTAGATAAGGGAATTAGAAAAGCTTTTAAGGATGTTGGCAAGGATGCAGATGAAAGCTTAATTGGCAAAATAAAGAACTTTATTAAGGGTAAGCTTGTTGGAAAAAAAGCCAAGATAAACACAGATAAGGATGGTGAAGCAGAAATAGTAAAAGATAAAGGAGATAAGGTATTGTTAGCTGATGGTAGAACGGTTAACAAAACTAGCTTAGAACCAGCAGGAAGAAAGAAAGGTAGACCTTATGAGCCTACTAAAGAAGATGTGGAGGAAATAGATAAACCAAAACAACCAACAGCTCCTGCAAAGGAAGTTACTGATACTGACTTAGATGAATTTTTTGCTGAAAAGGCTAAAGATTACAAAGATGCTACTTCTATATTAAGAGACGTAAAAGAGCATTTCAAGAAAGAAGAAATTACTGATGCTGACCTAGATAAGTTCTTTAAAGAAAAAGCTAAAGACTATAAAGATGCTACTTCTGTATTAAAGAATGTAAAAGAACATTTGAAAAAAGAAAAAGAAGTTACTGATGCTGATTTAGATAAGTTCTTTGATGAGAAAGCCAAGGATTACAAAGATGCTTCCTCTATACTAAAAGATGTAAAAGAACACTTCAGGAAAGAAAAAGAGATTACTGATGCTGATTTAGATGAATTTTTTGCGGAGAAAGCCAAGGATTATAAAGATGCTACTTCTGCAATAAAAGATGTAAAAGAGCATTTTAGGAAAGAAAAAGAAAAACAGGAAGAGAAAGGAACTGTATCTGAAACTCAAGATATATTTGATGAATTATCTAAAGAATATGACAAAACTATAGATGAGGTTAACAAAAGGTCAGATAAAAATGGAGATGGTCAATTAGAGATAAAATTTGATTCAAGAACTGGATATTCAGAATCAATATCCTCTAATCCTGAGTTTTATCATAAGATGGTATCACACCTAAATAAGCTATTTCCAAAGCTTACAATTAGTCATTTTTCTAAAATTATAGGTGAGAGAGGGGTAGAAATACTAGGCGATATCAAAGGCTTTGATGTTAGGATAAGTGAAAATAAAGCCACACAAGACACAGTAGTTCATGAGATAGGACATAAATATGTTCCATTCATAGCTGGTGAAAAACTATATCACGAAGGTCTTAACTTAATAAAAGATACGGATTACTATAAGGATGCACAAGAGTTATATCCAGATAAGACATCTGCAGAGCAAGCGGAAGAGGCTCTTATGAATATGGTTGCTACTACAACTGTAGAGGAATTAAAAGTTAAACTTGGAGAAGGCAAGGTTAATCTTTTGCGAAAGGCTCTTCAATGGTTAAAAAGATATTGGAATAAGATTAGAAATACTTTTTCTAAAACCAGGAATATAGATACAATTGTTAAGGAAATATCTTTAGATATTGCTCTTAGAGACACTCCTGTTGATGTCGATGGAGTTTTAATAAAAAACAATAGAGAATCTAGGCTTAAAGGTGTAGAAGAAGAAGCAGGAAAAAAGCTTGGTGCTTTAAGGTCGGGATACATGAATGCTGCAATTTCTTTAATTGGGTCAAATAAGAAACTTACAAGAGAGCAGATTAAAAGAGAACTTATACTAAACATGCTGTCTTCTTGGGTTAATGGTTATCGAGCTAATGTTAAATCCAAAACTCAAGAGCAGAAGTTTACGGAAGCCAAAAATTTTATTACAAAGAACAATTCGATTTTAGAAAAATATACTGATAATCTGTATTCAAAAATAGGAATGAATATATCTCCAGATGATTTGATTGCCCATTTAAGAGATATGGATACTGCTTCTCAGAATAGTTCACTAGATTATGACAATACTCTTGAGGACACTCAGTACTTTTTAAGTGAAAGCTCAGAGATAGACCCTAAGCTGGCTTCTGTTTTAAGTCTGTTTACGGATAAGGATGGAAATACAATACCTCCCCATAGAACATATAATATTGCCATATATAATAATATGAAGTCTAAGTCTCCTTCTGATTGGATGAGTAATCTTAGAAAGTTCATAAAGAAAGAAGGTTCTTTTGACAAGGGGAGTGACCATGCCTATGCTACAAACATATTCTCCATATTAAACTCTATGAGCAATACAAGGAGAACGGAGATTATAAGGGGTCTTTTTTCATTAAGGTCTAACCCATCAATTTGGATTGAACAGTCATTCAATCCATCTGAGGGCAGTATTGCTTTGCATGATAGAAGTACAAGAAATCCTGTAAATAAGACAAGGATAAAAAAAGCTATAGTTAGGCGCTCTAGACAAAAGGTAAGAGATGCAATAATATCCGCCATGTCAACCACATCGAAGACGTCAAGTGATATTATCAAGGAAAGAATAAAAAAGATATCAGAGATAGAATCATTGTCAAGGGAACTTAAGGCAAAAAATCTTTCTAGTGTAAAAAGATTTGAGATGCTAAATAAGCTGCAATCTTTAACAAAAATACTTTCTGGATATAATATAAGATATGAGTGGTTTAGCGGTTCAATAGATTCCGCTACTGCTGCACTTCTTGAGAAGCCCCTTTACTTAAAAGGCAATAAAAAATATTTGAATTTTGTTGATGCTCTTGCTAATCAGGAAAGGACATTTTGGAGACTATATGATGCAAAACAAAAAAATGAAGTCATAGATTTAAACAAGATATTAGATAATTATGCTTCAGATACAGACAGACTTTCACAAGCTCTTTTTGGTCCTAACCCTAGCCAATCTGAAATAAAATTATATAGTGATATCGATAAGGCTTCTAAAAGATTAGACGCTTCGATACATGAAGCATCTGGAAATATAGCATCTTCCTCTTCTTCCAGTACAACAGGACCAGATGCAATGGGAAGACAAAATCCAAACCATAGAGTAGGTGGGTTCCTTCATGATATAGCAAGGAAAGTAAATATATCTACGAAATATAATTCTGGACTTAAAAATAATCCAGTATTTAATTTGGATACAAATATCCTTAAGGAAAATGCTGTAAAAGCAGGAAATAAATTATTAAGTCAAGATTCGCCAGCAAGAGCACTTAATAAAACTTTTTCTTCCATAAGGGAAGACATTGTTTCGCTATGGAAAAGCAATGAAGGGCTTGTAAATACCGTTGCTATAGACAATGCTTTTGTGTCAAGACAAGGAACCAAAGATTATTCTATTCAAGAGCAAAAAGATTATGATAGCTTTACTACTGCATTATCAGGGTTCTATCAGTTTATAAGCAATCCTTCAAGTAAAAATTATTATCAGTCTGCAGGAATTCTGTCCTCTAGAGAGCATAACTTCTTAATTAAGATGCCAAAAATAGAGAATAAGGATTATAGAACAGAAGCAGGGAAAAAGTTTACAAGGCATCAAGTTATTTTAGCTGGTATAGAACTAAGCTTAACTCCAGAGCAGAGGAAAAATCTTAATGAAGTTGTTCCAACTATAAAGAAAGCTGAAAGCGATATTAGGTGGTTTATGAACAAGTATTATAAATATACAAAAGACAACAACATTAAAAGTATTAAAGGGATAAAGGATGCCGATATTGAAAATAGTATTAGGGAATATGTTTATAATGATGCTATTAACAGATGGGTTATTTCTAATCTTATTGTCGGAGACCTAACTAAGTTTTCAGAATCTGGAAAAGGTGTTGCGGAAATACTTAAAAGACAAGGAGGAACCGTCTCTCCTAGAGAAGAGGTAGGTCTTGGAAAACCTCTTAATGTTGTTGTTCTTGAAGACTTCTACTTAACTAAGGATGGAGAGATATATCAGGGAGAACAAAGGTCTAAAGATGATACAAATGTATCTGATTCTCAGACATATGAAAATGATTACATTTCTTCAAAAATAAGAGAGACAGCACTAAAAGATATGGGATACACCCATAAGGTTATCTACAATAATGTTACTGGGGAGGGAGAGTTTACTTATATCAAACAATCATCCAGGTCTTTTGAAAATCTAGATTCTGATGCTGTGAGAAATATAAATGATTCTGTTTCTGCAAAGATTGCTAAGTTTCTTAAAAAGAAAAATAAATTTGGCGAACCTATATTTGGAAATAAGCCAGTACAAGTTGTTTTTAAAAGCGCCTTAAAATCTCCGCTAAAAAAAGGATTGAAAACCTATATGGTAGATGAGCTTTCTGAGAAAAGCGATATATCAGAGGGAGACTTGGTTCTTGAGGATTCTGGATTTGGGGTTCAGCTTAACTTAAGTAAGGATGCTACTTCCCCAGACGCTACAATAGCATTATCAACACAAATGTCTAAAGGGCTTACTGCTTATCATCCCGAATCTAAAGAGATGAACAGAAAATGGGAGTCTCTGGTAGCTAAGAGGATGAAGGAGCAAATGAAGGATAGCTTATCCAAGGGAGACCGTATTGCTAATCCAAAAGATGCTCTTAATAAAATTCAAGATTCCACTGGGGCTAATTTTGGAACATTAGGTTCTAGAATAGCATCGTATCTGAAAGAAAAGTTTAACAATGGACTGTTTACTAATGAATCAAGGCTAGGTCATTATGATTTATCTGAAAAGATGGAGAATTTTATGGCTTCACTTTATAATAATAATGTTCTTAAGATAAGAGTTAGGGGTGCAGAACTTGTTCAGGAAGCTGATTTGTCAGGAGAGCTAAAAGACCAGTTTGACGAGGTATCTGTTGAAGAGATTAATAAGTTTGGTTTAAAGAAAGAGCATTATTATGAGGATAATGGAAAGAATATCTTAAAGGTATCGTTAGCAAGAGTTCCCCAGGGATTTGCCAGAAAAGGAGATAGGCTTGTTGGATGGAGGATTCCTGATTCTGGACCTGTCACAGAAAGTGCAGCTATAGTTGTTGGGTATACACCTAAAGATAGCAGTTCTGTTCAGTTAGGTGCAAAATGGATAAGAAGGTCTGATTCAGATTTTGATGGAGACCAGTTTTTTGCATGGAAGGATACTAAGCAGAAGAAAAGGGCAACAGAGTCAGAGATGTTTAATTTTGCTTTTGACATGTTCTCCCATCCAAATAGAAGGGGCGCTGTCGAGAAAGATTTAGATGTAGCGAGTATAGGCAAAAAGGGAGGAACATTAGACGGTATCTACAAAAAGCTAGGTAAAAAAAGAGAAGGCATTGGAGATGTGTCTACCTTAAAGGGGTTTAGTGAAATGAAGTCTAGGATAAAGGATGCTACACATATGATTGACTATTTTGCTGTAACTACTAAAATGCTTAATGTATTTGAGTTAAATGATATGTCTTTAGCTAAGCCTATCTCTATTTTTGGGAAAAATAAGTCTAAACTTACTAATGAAAATCTTAATGATGCAGCAAGGGCTTTGCAGTTAATGATAGATAATCCAAATCATCTTATTGCCCATGAGACAGGGATAACAAGCAAGAATGCAAATGTGGCTTCTGTTTTCTTGATGTCTGGATTCACTTTAGACGAGATGATGCATTTTATGCTAACTGACCCCGTAATAGAACTGACTAAGAGGTTAGGTGATGTGAATTATTCCGATAAATCTTCTAGCACAATAATTGCCGAGATGAAAGAAGAGTTTAAAGACGAGATGACAAAGGTAAATATTATGGATGGAACACAGAAATCGTGGGAATCTATATTAAACGAATATAGCAATGCTTTAAATGTTTCTTACAATCTTAAGAATGCAAGGACTATTGTTCAGATGGACAAGAATATGCCCAAAAACAGAACTGAAGTAGATAATATGGTGAAATCTTTTGAGGGTATTAAAAATGATAGAATTGTCAAACATGGTAATCTTCAGGATAGTCCTCTTGTTAAGGAGTATAAAACCCTATTAGGTATGTATATGAACGACCTTAATAGCACTTTTTCCTCCCTATCTGAACCAAAAGTTATGGTAGCTGATGGTCCTTCTAGGTTAAGTCTGGACTCTAGCTTAAAGGCAGGAACAGATAAGATATCAAAAAAGGCAGACATATCTAAGATTATAGATAGAAACAAAACTATTGCATTGGCTAGAAAAATATTTTTGAATAAAAAATATGAATCTGCAGAAGATGTTAAAAATGATTTAAAGAATGCTGTTGAACAAATTTCATTAGCGAAAAGCGTGAATTCTGATAATAGGATATATAACTATCTTGATATAGACACTGATAGCATGACAATATCTCCATCTGTTAATCAAAGCATTAAAGATATTGATATGGACCAAGAAGAGACTCTTGATGCTTCTAAGATAGACGAGCTATTTTCTGAGCTTAGTACACAAGAGCAAGAGAATTTAATTAAATATTCTGTTTTAAAAGAAGGATTTGTTAGTCGTAGAAATGGGATTACTTCATTTTTAGGTGATTCTGTATTTGATAAATACTTTTCTAAGTTAGCAGACAAGGATTATTTAAGTTCAGAAGCAGATGGTGTTTATGATGATATTGCTGTTATGATGAATTCCAATCTATATGAGCTTCCTTCAGATACAAGGGGATTATATGGAAGAGATAAAGAAGGCATTGTTGTTGGAGATATTCTAAAGATAGATATAGCTAGCGAGTCTGATACCCCTCCTATGAAGTATTTTAAAATGAGGGCAAACAATGGAGATGTTTATGTTTACAAAGCAGTTGAGGGAAGAGTAAAGTCTTTTAAGGGAAAGAAGAACATTCCATCATATACACTATATCCTATAGCCAATATATCAAATCAGAGCATAAATATTATGCCTGGAACTAGTCTAGATTATTACTCAGCAAATATATCAGATGCTAAAAATATAGGAATTACTGTTCCAGAATTATCTGTAAAAGAATCTATAGATGAGCTAATACCTGAAAGTGTTGCGGTTAGTGAAAATATGAATGAGAAAAGAAAGATATTATATCTTCTTAACAATGTAAGCAAAAAAGACACTACAAGCAAGGACAAGCCAGAAGAGGGAGGAACTCCTATAGATGCTAGTTCAGGTTTTGAATTTCAAAAAACCGACGAATCGTCTACTGTATCTCATAGAAAGATACGCTCAACTATGCATAGGTTAGCTTCTAAGCATGGCATTCAATATGAAATAATTAACGACCCTTCTCTTAAGGGGGTTGCAGGATTTTATAATAGAGCAACAGGAACTGCAACAATTAATCTTGCCTACGTAAAAGAAGATACTCCATTTCACGAAATATCTCATCCATTTATTAGTGCTATAAAAGAAAGCAATCCTAAGCTATACAAGTCACTAGCAAGTGAAATTAAGAACACTCCCACTGGAAAAGCCACTTTAGACAGAGTCCTTAAAAATAATCCCGAATTAAGCAAGGATGAAGACAGAGCCACCGAAGAAGCTATTGTAGAGCTTCTAGGGAGGCTTTCTACAATTTCCGACACTGGACTACTAAATCAGCTTAGAAGGCTCTTAAAATCAATCGCAAGGGCTATCAAGGCATTATTCACTGGAAAGATGTCAGCCAAACTTCCTGGGGAGATTAATCCAAATATGACTATAGCAGCTTTATCGGAAGCTATTGTTGATGGAGATATAACTCTTGATAAGGAGATGGATGTCAAATCTAAAAACTTCATAAGAAAAAGAATTGATGCAGTAAACAGGATACTTACTAATAATTATCAGATGTATCAGATAACACAAATACTGAATCCTGTTCAGAAAGAAGTGAGAAAGAATATAAGCGATATTGGGTTTATGACCAATGAAGAGTTTGCTGTTGTTTCAGAAAATCATTTAATGGATGGGTCTTATATCAATAAGTTTAGGATTCCAAAAGAGATGGAAGATAAATGGTTGGATAAGGTAAAAGAAAAATATCCTAATGCAGAAGTGTCTCAAAAAGAGATATCTGAATATCCAGGCTATAAGAAGTATCTTGTAGAACTTAATAATGGAGAGTTTATATCTGTTTATAAGCTTTCTAATGACTCTGCAATAAATGAAGATATAACGAATACATCTAATTTGTATTTTTCTAAAGATGGTGGAACGCCTACTGGTCCAGAAATGATAATAGATGAAAATGTTTTTGCTGGAGTTCCTCTTGATAAAAATTCAGTAACAACAAAAGATAGGGCTACTCTAAAGCCAGCAATTCCTATTCTTCAGGAATTTTTTAATGCAATTAAAGATGCTCCGTTTTTGAATGAGATAAGAAATCAAAACCTATCTCTTGAAGCTAAGTCTACTGCCTTTTTAAATAAGATTGTTGGAACTAAGCAGGGAGAGAAGGAGGGGAAAAACGCATTTGATATGTTTGTTAAGAACTTAACTGATAGATATCAAAAAGCAACAAAATCTAATCTTCCAGATGAGATTAATGTAATCTCTGTTGGAAAGTATTCGCAAATACATGGAATACCTGATGTGCATAAGAGGATTATAATGGAACTTATGTTAACCAAAGGTGAATTAGATGGAGTTAGCGTGAGAGACAAGAGAGACATGTTTGTTAGTATGTTTAAAGGTAAGATTCCAAACTTAACTACGGAACAGGCTAATGAGGCAATTGATATTTACGAATCACTGTATGATGCCGCTATTGTTTTGGAATATCTTAATAATACCTCTGTTAGAGAAGATGTTAATGCTGATGGAGTGCCTGGCATTAAGCAAGGGTATTTTATATCTAGCGATGAGGGAAAACCTTCATATTATAGGGTAGACAACATATTGAGGGAGGACACATCTAATAAGATTGGAAAAACGAAAAGAACTAGGGATGCATATCTTTCTAAAAGTAAATGGATGAGGTTCTTTAAGACCCTTATAGATATCCCTTCTAAGACATTTGATATCCATGGCAAAAAAGTATCTCTTAACTATAAGTACAATATGCTTACTCCGCAAACATTTGCTAAGGTTATATTTGGATTAGACAAAGGCATATTCAATTCGGTTCTCTATGATTCTCCAAATAAAGCAGAAGAGAATACCATTTTGTTTAATGAGGGGATGGTTAGGGCTATGAAAAAGTCTTTATCTGATGATGTCAAGATACAGGAAAAAAAGTATAGCGAACTTGATAAGTTCTTTTCTGAAGACTCAGATAAAAAGGATGCAGACAAAAAAAGATATAATTTAAAAGATATAGGTATTACGGGAGACATAGGAGAAAGCTCTTTGACTATTAACCAAATTCTTACAATATATAAGTATTTTAAGCAGCCAGATGTTATGGAGAGGGCTTTTTATGGAGACAGAAATACTCAAAAAATATATTTTGGAGACACTGATTCTTCTGCAGATGTAAGAGGCGGTAAAGTGATAAACAAAAAAACAGGCAAGATTATCTCTAGGTCTCAGTTTGATATAACTCAGCAACAAGCTATTGACTTGGTGGAAAGCATAGATAACTATCAAAATCTTACAACTCTTAAAAAGGAGCTTCAAAACGTATATGAAATGTCAGATGCTATGGATGCAGCGTATAGTCATGCTCATCCTATGCTTAGCAAAACACACGAAAGAAGATTTGGAATTCCTTTGAAAAAATTAGATTACTATTTTCCATTAAGTTTTGGTAGCAATGACCAGATATCAGGTATTATGGCAGATAATAAATCTTCTTTTGTAACTGACTTTAGGTCTTCTAAAAATAGGTCGGTTAGCGCAATGGTAGCTGGTCTTCGTCTTGATGATGCGTCTACTATATTCCAGAGGTCTAAAAACCAATCTGCAGCATATTATGCATATGCAAACGATATAGACAATTTAGAAAAGCTTATGACTCTTTTGAAGGTTACGGATATCGAAGGATATAACAAAGAAGAAAAAGCTAATATAATTGGATATATTAAAGAGTATAAAGACTATTTGAATAACTATAGGGCTACAGAGGGTCTTACTGGAGACTTTACGAATAGAGCGGTTCAGGCTGGTCTTAATAACTTTCAGTTAGCTGTTTTGGGTGCAAACCCATTTGTTGCATTAAAACAAATTTCTTCATCTTTAGTTACTGCACATAAATTTGGAATGGGAAATGCAACTCTTTATGCTCAGGGAGGAAAATATCCTAGAGCTGCTATGGGTATATTGACATCCAGTTATGGTAAAGCAAAGTTTAATTGGAATGACCCAAAGCTTGGAGAATTAAACATGGAGCATCCTATTGTAAAAGAAGCAATGGATTTGTCTCCTATGATTAGACAAAGGCTTGAAGGATACATAAACAGAGACCTTGGAGAATATATTTCCTCTAAAAAGAAGGGGCTTGGGTTAAAACCAAAGAAAACAGATTTAGGACCATTTGGGAAATGGGATTTTACAAAATCTATGGAGTGGATTAAAATAAACGACACCTTTACTGTCATGTCTATTTTCTTGCAAGTAAAAGACGAGGTTGCTGAATCCCATCCAAATCTTACTGGAGCAGAAAGAAATGCTGTTATAAAGAAAAGGTTTGAAGAGGTGGTTAATGATACACAACCTACATTTGGTCAGGTAAATAGAACTAATTTCGGAAGAACTCAAAATCCCTGGATACGTATATTTACAATGTTTACCTCTCAAAGAGCCAAAAATGCAAATATGATGGTTGATACTATGAACGAGATGGCATTAGACCCAAATAGCGATTCTAAGGCTAAGTTAATGGCTACCCTTGTTTCTGTTGGTTTGATGAATGCATTGGCTATAACAAGCATAGATGTTTTAAGAAATGTTCTTTACGGCAACTATGGAGAAGATGATGAAGATGCGGTAATGAAAGATATACTTGGTCTTTCACTTAGCTCTTTTGTTACTAATTTTTATTTTGGAAGCTTAACGACTCCTACGTTTAATTATCTTATGGAAAAGCCTTATGGTCAAGAACTTACTCATCCTTTATTTCAAACAGGCAGTCAGGCACTTAGGGGGCTTGGTCAGGTTGCAGGCGGAAAGCCAGCTGATGGTTTATATAATATGACCTCCGCTGCATCTAAATTTATTGGCGCTCCACAAACACCATTAACTATTTTAAATAAAATGCGTAAGGGGGTAGTAGCCAAAATGGAGGAAGATTAACAAAGAAAAACTATATTTGTAATAATGAAAAAACAAGAAAATGGCTTTAACATTAGATTTTAGTATTACTCAAAGTACAGATTGCGGTACTCTTACATTTACTGAGACAACAGGCGATGGCACAGGAGGATATGGAGATGGAGGAAATCCTGTTTATACAGATGTAAAGAATACGATTCTTCGAATTGAGTTACCCGATACAACAGTTCTTAATGTCCATAAAGATTATTTGCCTACACAAGCTGCTAATCCAAATGGAACTCAAGATTATCTTCCTGCTGATGTAGGATATAATAAATTTCCTAATGGGGTATGGGATACAACCTTTAAGGTTTATACTACAGACACTGCATCTGGTGCAATTGTTAATGGAACTGAATATATTGTTACTGGAGCAGGAGGCTCTATAACTTATGATGGAACCACATATACTCAAAACCAGACATTTACGGGAACGTCAGAAACCACATATACAGAGAATGTTGCATGTGAAGTTAATGTTTTTGAAGCTTCTAAGCAGTGTAATTTCTTGATATATTGTGGATTAAGAGATTGTTTAAAAACTTTATTATTGAGTAGGTGCAAGAAGCCTTGTGACTGCAGAGATGATTTTCATGCTGCAATGAATGAGCTTGTGATAGATTTTAACGCTGCACAACTTGCTTTTACTGCTCAGAATTATAAATGTGCAAATGATACTATATTGAGATTAGAAAAGCAGTGTAGTGGAATTTGTGATGATTGCGATTGCTAATGGGGTCAATAACAGGAACAGCTTTACAACAACTTATCGAGGATAGCATGGCATCTGAGATATGTGAGAAGAACTCTAATTTGTGCTTAGGGAAAAAGACAGAAAAGATATCATATAATCTTATGGTTCTTTACAATTATTGGGTATTGTGTGATATGTGTGATTTGACAAGTGAAGAAATAAACTGCATTGTAAATGATATCAATAAAACTTGTACCTTTACAAAACCTGTTAAGTTAAGTAAAGTTTACGTAGATAATGCAGAGGAACTAGCAGAGCAATCAAATACTGCTTTGTCTTGCTACGTTGAACAGACAAGCCATATATGTTCTGCAAGAACCCCTTCTGGTCAAGCATCTCATAAGGTAACTGCTACAGGTGGAACTTCTCCTTACACCTATTTGTGGACCTGTCAAGCAGCTACTGGATATCCTTCTACCAGAATAGGGGATTGTTCTGCAATAACATTGTTAAATACAACAACATCTGTTATGACGGCTACATCAATACCTTATTCTAAAGTTTTTACATTTAAGGTTGTTGTTACAGATGCATTAGGGAATACTTGCACTAAAGTAATTAATTATGATGACCTCTTGTGTCAGACAGGAGCATACGGATAAAAAATAGAACATGAGTGATTTTATAGTAAACCCCCCAGCCACTAGTTGCCCAGCGCCAACACCTAATGCTGGTGCTTCTAATACTAGCCAGGTAACTTACGATGGTGCTACATTAGCCTGTTTTGGAAGTATTCCATCAGGAACCAATTTAAATACGCTTCTTACCTCTTTAAATTCATGGGCTTGTAATGTAAATACTTCAATAGAGTTTTGGGAGGGTCAGATTCAGGGTATGCAAACAAGCATATCTAACTTGCAGTCTTCTCTTGGCAACATAACCTCTGGAGAAATACAAGATGAGCATCTTACTGGTGCAGTTACTGCATATGCCTATCTTAATACTCCCACATTCCCAATAACGGGAACTACTACTACAGATACACTTACGGGTATTGATGGTGCTATAGGAACTATATGGACAGCCGTTACTGGAATAACTGGCGGTGGAACATTGGTTGGAGAAACAGAATGGCAAAATAGTATTGGAAATATAGGTATATCCAAATCAATATATAAGTCTAATGTTGCTCAGGGTGGAACAAGATTTGGAAAAGTTTCAGATGTAGGCTTGGTTGTAACCTTAGAGGATGGAACTGCCCAGGTATATGGAAGTGTTGCCAGTAGACAACAAGACTCTAAAACCCTTGATGCTACATCTGATAACTATCTTTATATTGATGTTTCTGATAAATCTCTTACAGGTGGGTATGTGCTAAAGTCTGTTGCTGTAGGCGCTCCAGCCCCTACCACTGGAGACGAAGAGGTTCCATTGTGGAAGTTTACTACAGATGCTACATCTGTTACTGCTGAGTCAGATATAAGGGAGCTAAAGCAACTAGATGCTTCAGATATCACTGGAACGCTAGATGTAGCAACGCTTATTGGTGCAGGAACTATTACTCCTGCTATGCTAAACTTGAATGCTAAGATAGATTATGTCGCAGACTATTCGGGTAGTTATACCAATAGGTCTTTGGTAGACAAGCAATATGTAGATACCGCTGTATCTGGAGCTAGTGGATATTGGACACAATCGGGGTCTAATTTAGAATATACTTCAGGAAGAATACAGATAGGTGCAGGAGTTATAGATGCTACGGCTGTTTTAACCCTAAATGGGCAGATAAGAATTATTGATGGAACAGAGGGTGCTGGAAAGACTTTGGTTTCTGATGCTAATGGAATAGGCACATGGACATCCTATCAGCCTTTTGTAACCATAAATGATGAAGGCTCTTTGGTTGAGGCATCTACTGCATCAATAGATTTTGTTGGTAGTGGAGTTACAGCAACCACTGATGGCTCTGGAAATGTGACTGTAACTATTACTGGGGCTGTTGCTGCATTGAATGATTTATCAGATGTGTCTGCTGCTGCTCCTTCGGATGGGGATATGCTTTCATATGACTCTGGAAGCACATCATGGATATCTAGTAGCACAATATATAGCTCTGGTGGTAATGTTAGAATAGGTGATGTTCCTGCTGGACCTCCTACTGAAAAACTGTTAATATACGATTCTGCTGGTGACGACTTACTCTCCTTAACTGGAACGGGAGGAACATATCTAAGCGTTGATACTGCTGGGCTAACCACTCAATCCACTCAATATAAGTATACGTTTACTGATGGCGGTGCTTCTCCATTAGGTGCTGGGAAGGTATTAACTAGCGATGCTAGTGGAAATGCTACATGGGAAAGTGTTACAAGCAATACCTTTTTATCCTTAACAGACACTCCAGCAAACTATACTGGAGATGCCTTAAAGGTTGTTAGAGTAAATGCTGGTGAGACAGCATTAGAATTTGCATCAATATCTGCTTCACCTGGAGGGTCTTCTGGCGATATTCAATGGAATAATGCTGGTGCATTTGCAGGAGGAAGCCCTATAGTCACTGATGGTACAACTATAGGAATTGGAAATGTACAACAAGGAGTACATTTAGTAAGAATAGATGGAGATTCTGGTTCTGCTTCCAGAATGTTACATATAGAACATGATGAAACTACTACAGCTTCATACGCTATAGAAACTAATCTTAGCGGTGTTTCTGTAGCAGAAAAGTATTTTGCTAATGTAAGAGTTGATGGAGGTACAGAAAATCAAGGTTTGATAATTGCTTTAGAAGCAGGAGGTTATAATTCAACAATACCAGACCCCGCTGATATAGGATTAGGAATAGAATTAAAACATACCACAAGAGCTAACTATGGTGTGTATGTAGATGCAACTTCTTCTAATTCGCAAACTAATTATGGTTTATATGCCAAGGTTTCTAATGCTGGAGCAGGAGCAGGATATGGACTTGTTGTAGAGAGTGGAGCTTCTATAATAGGAGGCACAGCACCAGATGCATCTGCTATGTTACAGGTAGATTCTACAACACAAGGGTTTTTACCTCCACGAATGACTACAGTACAAAGGGCAGCTATAGCTCTACCTGCAACGGGATTAATAGTTTATAATACAACAACAAACCAATGGGAAGGCAATAGCGGTACTCCTGCCTCTCCATCTTGGGTAATACTTGGATAATTATGGGAACATTATATGAAGTCGATGCAGCTACAGGTGCACTTACGATAGAAAGCGATAAGACAGGAGCAAGTTATTTTAAGGCAGAGGTACTAATAACAAGTGGTAGTGTTAGTGGAAGTGCAAGTGATGTAGCAGTTCCAAGTTTGACATATACTATACCCGCAGGAAAAGGTGGGGATTATATTGTTTACGCAATGATAAGTGTAGATATTGATAATTCTGATATGAAGCCAATGAGCTTAATGGTATTTAAGAATGGTGTAAAAGAGGACTATTCAGAAACTATGGATTATGCCAAGAAAAATGAAAACCAGAGTTTGCAGTTAACTTATGCAATGGATGGATTAGTAGCCACCGATGTTATTGCTATTTATGTAAATAACGACAGTACCGATATTACAACTATACTTCATGGTAGGTTATTAATGCAGTCATGGGCATAGATTGTTTGAAGTGTATAAATAGTGCCTGTTGTAAAGAGCCAATAGCACAGGTTGACAGAAAAGAATATGAAAGATTGGTAGATTTGGGATATGAAAGCAATATGGAAACTTATACAGATAGATTTATTGAGAGAAATCCAAGATATAAAGATAAAAAGGATATTTTTGATAATATGCACAAAGACATATTCGCATATTTAAAAAAAGGAGATGATGGATATTGTGAATTATTGGACAGAGAAACAATGCTTTGTACTATCTATAAGGACAGACCAAAAGTATGCGTAGAGTACAAAACGGAAAAGTGTAGTAAAATTAGAAAATTAATTAATGTTTAAAGTTTAAGAAAATGAAAATTACAAATTTACAGTTATTGCAAATAAATGATGCTTTGACATATTTGTCAGACTCAAATACAGAAGCTTGGTATCAGATTGGAAAGAATCTCAGGAAGATTAAAACTCCTATAGTGGAGTTTAGGGCTTCTCACCAAGATATTGTAGACAACTATGCTAAGAAAGACAAAGACGGCAATATAGAGTTTATTGATGAGCATAAGACTCAAATTAATTTTGGTAAAAATGGAGAAAAGGCAACAGAGCTTTGGAATAATTTAATGAATGAGGAAGTGGATATTGATTTTCACAAGATTAATTACAAAAAGGTTGGTAGTGCTTCTTTAGATGCTCTTAGGATAGAGCCTCTTTTAGATATAATAATAACAGAAAATGGGGAGAAATAGCCTTGCTGGAACTAAAAAGGGTAAGAGTAGGACTGCTAGATTTTATCAGAAGAATAAAAAGGCTAGGGATAAGAAGAAGAGGTATGACAAGAAATATCATAGCACAGCTTTTAGAAGAGCATATAGGGCTATGTTGAATTTATGGAATAGGAAGAATAAATCTAAGAAGGGTGATGGGAAGGATGCATCACATAAGAAAAACGGAAGGATAGCTAAAGAAGGTCAAAGTAAAAATAGAGCTAGAAATAGAGGTAAAAAATAACTTTTAATACAAGAAACATGAACATAAATGATTTATATAGGGAATTTGTTAATACTTTTCGAAGAGGTGCGGCTACTGTCGGAAAAACAAAGGTAGTTAAGCTGTCAGGCGCAGACATAGGTGCTGGAGCATCTGCTTATGCTGCTGGGGATGCCATAGGCTCTGTAATAACTTTGTCAGATGTATTTTTAAATGCATCAGGTCAGTCAACATTAATGAGTGTAGCAATAGGGGATGGTAATAGCCAGGCACAAGACTTAGAGATTCTTGTTTTTGATTCCAATCCCACTGGAAGCACAATTACAGATAATGCGGCAGTAAGCATTTCTTCTGATGAGCTTAGCTTATCTTGTGGCTCTGTTCTTGTGTCGTCAGCGGATTATAAGGCATATGCGACCAATTCTGTTGCCACTGTTAGAAATATAGGAATGCCAGTGTGGAATAATAATGGAACTGCTAATCTATATTTGGTTGTTGTTTCAAGAGGAACTCCAACTTATAATGCAAATGGACTATCTATGTCTTTAACATTTTATCAGGATGCCTAATCATAAGCAAATATGGTCATTGTTGCTTGGTGGCGATATGGGGGTAATTCCTTCTCCCCCTGCCTTCCCCAACACCTACTCTCTGGATTTTGATGGAGTGGATGAAAGTTTGAACTGTGGGAATAAGTTTTCATTTACAGATAAAATTACTGTATCTGCTTGGATTAAAGTGGGTACTTGGATTAATTATGAAACTTTTGTCAGTCAGATTAATACTGCTGGTAGTTTTTTATTGAATCAGAATACCTCAACTACTTTAGGCTCACTGTATTTTGCTATATATCAAAGCGATGGAACGTTTAAACAAACAATAGGTACAGGCGTGGCACCCACATCAGATTGGTTTCATTATGTTGGAGTGGCTGATGGTAGCTTTGTGAGGATGTATGTGGATGGGAGCCCTGTTGGCACTCCTACGGCTTATGATGGTACTATTAGAACCAGCACAGATGATTTAGTTATAGGTGGCAGGGCAAATGGTAGCTATATGTCTGATTGCCTAATTGATGAAGTAGCTATTTGGAACGGAACAGGACTATCAGCATCACAAGTAAGTGACCTATATAATAATGGTTTGCCTACTAATTTGAATAGCTTTGAAGTTACCCCTGAAGTGTGGTATCGTGATGGGGATAGCACCAAAGCACTCTTTTTCAACTCAATATGGCAGATTCCTAATGAGATGAAGGTGGATAACTTTAGTCGGTATTCAATGTATTTTGATGGAGTAGGAGATAGTGTTGGGTTAGGTTCATCTGTTGATTTGGGAACTACATCAACTATATCTTTTTGGTGCAAAACAACTTCAGTGCCAGATGGAAAAACTATAATAGGAGAAGATTCTTACTCTTATGATTATGTAATTCAATTCAAACCATCTACAACCACGACTTTTGTGAGAATAGGTAGTGTTGTTAAGCCATTCACTACTACAGAACTAAATGATGGTAATTGGAATCATTGGTGTATAGTTAGAAACGGAGATAGTGTAGAACTGTTTATTAATGCTGTATCAAAGGGAACACAGACAGGTTACGGTACGGGAACAAATACTTTGTTTGATACTATTGGCTCTGAAAGTGGAGCAAGTGGAACTATTACAGGGAGTATTGCAGATGTATCTGCTTTTAATCAGGTTGTATCAGCAAGTACATTATACAATTCAGGCACTCCCACAGACCTATCAGAAGAGAGTGGATTAGTGGGCTATTGGAGAATGGGGGAGGGTGCTAATTGGAATAATACTAATTGGCAACTGCCTGATTATTCTAAGAAAGCATTATTTTCTCAAAAGAGTTTTGAGCTTGATGGAGTGGATGATTATGTAGATTTAGGTACTTCAAGTGATTTAAAACCATCCAATGTTTCTTTTTCAGCTTGGTACTATCCAGAAGCAGTAGGAACAAAGGGAGCTATTATATCAAGTGGGAATAAAACAGGAGGGTGGAGTCCTTATTCTATAAATCATTGGACTACGGATAAGCTATGTCTACTTATGAGTACAGACACAAATAATCAAGTATTTTCAACAGCAACATTATCATATAACCAATGGTATCATATAGCTGTGACTTATGATGGCTCAAGTGCTAAAATTTACATAGATGGTTCTTTAGACTCAACGCATTCATTTTCTGGAAATATAGATTACAGTTCAATGGCAGATGATGAATTTTTTATTGGTAGAAGACCCGGATATTCTCAGTATCTATCTGGTAAAATTGACGATGTATCCATTTTTAATATCGGACTATCAGCAGTACAGATAGCAGCCATATACAATTCAGGAGTACCCAAAGATGAAAGCACAAATGAAAATCTGATAGGTTATTGGACATTTGATGATGCTACTTATGGAGCAGCAGGATGGAATGTGCCCGATAATTCAAGTAACTCAAATAATGGAACCTCATCAGGAATGATAGAAACAGATTTATTATTAGAATCTCCGACCAATTCCAGTAGTGGAACATCATCCTCAATGGCAATAGATGACCGGGTAACAGATGCCCCTGATAATGAAAATCAAGCTAATTCAGTAAATATGGAGGAAGGGGATAGAAGCACCGATGTACCAACTTAAAACTAAAACAAATGAATGAGAAATTATACATAACAATAGCCACCTCACAGAAGGACAACGTAAACTGGGGAGCAGAGAATATCATAGAAAGAAAAAACCGATTAACGTATTCTCTGGATGGAACAGAGTTTATCATAAAATGGTCAGCAGGGGTAAACACCCCTCCATCTGTGGAGCAGATTCCTTCAGATGATAAGAGCAATGTAATGACACACGCAGAAGCACTTGCTCTAATGCAAACTCCTGAATGGACAGACCCTAATCCTCCTGCATAATGGAAAAGAACAACAAGATGGAGAATAAAATAGACCAGTTATATACTATGGTACAAAACCTTAGCACTGATATGAAGGATGTAAAAAGGGTTTTAAGGGGTGATGACTATGGTGGGAAAGGATTAGTAGAAAGCCATAAGGCTTTGAAAAAAGAATGTCTTGAGGTCAAAGAGGATATTAAAAAAGCTAAGACGGCTGGAACAGTTATAGCTGCTATACTTACATTCTTTGGAGGGATTATAGCTTTATTTAAGGATTAATGAGGATATTAGTATTATTATTACTTACTTATTCGTGTGCTTCTAATAAGTATGAAGTAATACAGGAGATTCATCCAGGCATGTATCATACTGAGGGGATTAAGAAAAAAGACATTATCCTTTATAAAACGGATGTAGAACATAATTTAGGGGATATTATAATTATACCTAACAAAATAAAGAAGAAAAATGCTAACAACTAATTTTAGGTTAGAAGAGTTTATAGACCCAGATACTTTTAAAAAATATGGAGAGCAAAGTATTTGGTTTATTGACCCAAGAATAGTGAATTTGGCTCAATTCATTAGAGAACGTCTTGGGAAGCCCTGTACGATAAATAATTGGTATTCTGGGGGTCAGTATCAATATAGTGGTTTTAGACCGCCTGCGTGTACTATAGGGGCATCTTTGTCGCAACATAGGTTTGGAAGAGCTATTGATTTGAAAGTTAGTGGAATGTCTGCAGACGAGGTAAGAGATGATATCATAAATAATTATGATGTCTACAGAAAGGTAGGATTAACTACCATTGAGGATGGAGCGTATGCTCCTACTTGGTGTCATATAGATATTAGAGACACTAAATTAGACACTTTAAAAATTGTAAAACCTTGACAGAGAATAACAAACAGCACTTTTATGTTCTTATGGTAGCAATGGTTATTATGGGAATATGCGTATATTGTGCAATATATTAACCAATGAATCCATTAATTATGAAAGCGTTTGCTAAATTAGTCTTAGGTAAGAATCTAAAAAAAGCAGGAAGCATTGCATTGAAAGTATTAGATAACGCAGCTTTAGGAGGTGCTGTTACTAAGACAATGCAAGAAACAGGAGAAAGCGCAAAGGGTAATATTCCTTATCTTGAGGTAATATCTTCCCTGGTTCCTGTTGTTCTTTTAATATCTGTTCTGGCTGGTTGGATTGATGTTGCCCAGCTTAAAGAACTTTTAAAATTGTTTTGATGTATTTTGTGGAAGTACCCGTTGCCCAAAGGGAAGGAAAGTCTGAGTCTTATACCATTAATGTTTCTAACATAAATTATATTAGAAAGTGGGTGGGGCATAAAGGAGAGTTACAATCGGTGATATACTTCCAAGGTAATGATGCTAAATACATAGTAGTAGCAAAGCCATTAAATGAGCTTTTAAGTTTACTAGGTATTAATAGCATCAATACAGAGAAAGTAGTTGCAGAGTAATGATAGTGAACATCACTTATTCGCTATTTGTGTTAAACGAGCTTTTAGGACTATAGTAAAGTTACAGTTATCACAGCATCTACCGTCGTTTATTGGTTGAGCGTTGTGACCTCTATCCCATATTATTTCGTCTTGCCACATTTGTTTTTCTATTTCGCCTTGGCATATTGAACATTTCATTTCTTAATTAGAATTAAATGTTTTGCTTTTACTTGTTTGTTAAACTCTTTTGATTTCTCTGCCTTGTTATGACAGTTCCTACATAGTCCTACTAGGTTTTCTATGTAGTCCTTTGTTTTGCTTCCTCCCATACCTCTTGGTTCTATATGATGCACATCTACAGCAGGAGAGCCACACATCTCACAAAGTGGTGTGTCTTGCTCTCCTATGCCGAAGAATTGTGTATATATTTTGGTATGCTTTTTCAATCAAATGGAGTTGTGATTTTGGTATATGCCTCTATTCCAAAATTCCAGGTCTCACCTATTTCAGATACTATCGCACCGTCTTCTCCCACTGCTAGTAGGCATCTATCCTTCTCATCATTGTATATGAATTTTTCAAATTCAACAACGTCATCATAACTGTGATACCATTTCCAATGATGTGCTTGCATATAAAAATATCCATTTAGCTCTGTGGTATCATCCCAGTCATCTATTATTTTTAATGCTTTTTCTTTATCTTTAATTGGTACTGCTGCTATTACTTCGCTTCTATATCCCATTATCGTTTAGTTAATTTAGCTATAGCTTTTATTATTTCAGCTTCTAGCTTTAGTTGCTCAATATCTTTATTGGTTACTATTCTATAAAAATATTCGGTTGAATCTAGTTCAGTTTGTTTTTCTATTAACTCTACTAGTACTTTAATTGCCATTATGGATTTATTGTTTTGTAGAAGGCAGAGTCTAATGCCTCTATTTGCTTATGGTAGTAATGTATCTTTTTCTTGTATTTGTTATGGTCTTCTTTTGTTGAGTCTGTACCTATTGCTGCTGTGGCGGCTGCCATTAGTTTTAAGTACCTGTCTATCTTCTTTCTAATGACCATGTCTTTTTCGTATTTGGTTTCGCACATTATATTATTGTTTTAATGTAGTTGCTTTCCAGTTCCTTTACGACTTGGTGTGGCTTTAATTTCATCTCTCTTGCTATTATAGACAGATAAGAAATCGGCAAATCCCCTTTCTTTATATGGTGATTGAAGAGTTGCCTACTTATACCTATCTTGTTGGCATAGTGAGATTTGTTTAATCCTCTGTCTTTAAAGTATTTATCCAGGTCATATTTTAGTATCATAATGTTCCAGTCATTACATGGTTATTTGCTTTGTCTTCAAATGGGTCGTCAGTGAAGTACTCTTTGTATAAATTGATTAGAAGCTTCACTTCTTTCCATCCTTGGTTTAGTTTCTCTTTAGACACTTCGTATACACCAACATGGTATGGTCTTGTTTTTTGTACAACAATAAACTTAAACTTCTTCTTACCAAACATATGACAATACATAGCTGCTTGTCTATAGTATCCATATTTTTCACAGCTTTCCTTAAAGGCTTCGATTTCTGAATCCTTTGTTGTCTTTAGGTCTTTCACATAGTCACTGCTTCTGCATACAACATCTCCTTTGCTTTTACAGGGAACCCCGTTTATCTTTCTTAGAGCCATAAGCTCATAGTCAGAATCTGCGAATTCTAAATATGCATCAGGTTTGTTGTATATGCTGTCAATCATTTCACAAGCTGTTTGGTATGCACCTTCACTTAGTAAAAGCTTTCCTTCGTTTGCGTGTTTAAACTTATTAAACCAGTCTCTGTTTTCCTTTGTACGAATTGTTTTGTCTGGCTTTGGGAAATCCCTTTCGCTCCAAACAACTATTTGCTTGAACTTGTCAGGCTCTAATATCCCCCTATGAACTGCTTCTCCTAAAGAGAAGGCATCTGATTCTTGCTTCTTCCCCATTAGATACTCCTTTAGATGCATAGGGCTTTTGTTTAGAAGGCTAAGCATACTATTGGTAATGTAACTATTGTCATCATAATAGGATGGCTCTGATATTACAGGGCATTCCTCCAGGCTAACCTCCGTATCGAGATTTGTTATTATCCAGTTTTTTTGATACTTGTATATCATTAAATTGTTTTTATAGAGTCGCTTGGTATTCGGATTAAACTACCGCTTACCTTTCCTTTTTTGTCTTTCTTTTTAACTATGTCGCCACCAAACTTCTTGCACTTTATAACACCTATTGTACCGCATTTCCAGCTGCATATGCATATTGTTTCTGACAATACGCTTATATTGTACATATCAATATATAAGCTAGTATCAAAATAGGTGTATTCAGTTTCATCTTTTTTGGAGTCGAACTCTTTAATTGTTGCTACACATTGTCCTTTGTCATCCTTGAAAAGTATATACCAGCCCTTCATGTTTGGAAGCTCTTGGTATTTCCAGTCAAACTTTTCTGAGAATTCTTTAATAACCTTCATTCTTAATCATTATTAATACGCCTGGATGTTCCTTGTCGTATTCATATTGAGCAAAGGAAGGTATTAGATACTCAGCGTTATCGTCTTCTATCCATCCATATTTAACCATTAGGTCTTGGACAGTTTGTGCTGGGTTAATATAATCGAACTTCCTTTTACTACTTCTATAGAATGTGAATTCAACTTTTAATGGAAAGGGAATGTTTTTTGTTTCCTCCTTAAATATCTTAGCATACATTTCATAATATCCTTTTGAATCCTTGATATATGTTCTTGTTGTTTTGCTATGTACTATAAGGGGTTTTCTTTTTCCATTCACCTCTCTCCAGACTATTTGCTTACTATTCTTTGAAGATGGAACATTATGTGGTATAAAGAAATGTATCATAAGAAATCAGTTTGATTAGGGTCTGGCACAACACATCCTTTCTCTGCCCAGTATCTTTGTACTTCATCCTTGAATGTGTTGAACTCAGTGGTATTCATTTCACTTGGTCTTTTTTGCACATACCCTACAGTTTGCTTTCCCATTACAACCACTAATTCTACTTTGGGTTTTATTACATGGTTCAGGTGATATAGATGTACTTCCGTCTTACTTAAATCCTCACCCCACATCTCTTTTAAGAATGTGATAATAACAGGTATACATACACCCCAGTACCAGTTGTTCTGCTTTAGGGTTCTTTTGGGCTTCTGTTTACTTATTGTTATTATAGAGTTCTCTTCATTCCAGTCTTTTGTTCTGTACTTAACATAGTCTGGGTCATTGAAGATAACCTTTCCTTCTTTTACCTTGCCGTAGAATGTTAGTTCGTTTTCCATAGGAATAACTTTTGGGAGAGCTAGTGTCTCCCTGTTATTAGAATGGCAATCCGTCGTCGTCATCCTTGTTGGTGCTTGCCTTGCTTTCCTTTATTGGAGCCACATAATCTATGTCTTCCTTTTCTGGAGCATTGTTTTCTTCCTTCCACTTCTTTAGTTCTTCTTCGTATTTGTTCCTTTCCCAATCAGTTAGTTCTGCGTGGAGCTTAGAATGATTTGGTTCTGTCATCTTCTCTGTTGGGTTGCTATAGTAGTATTCCAGGTTTTTAACTATGATAGGCTTTCCGTCTTTCTTTCCATATATCATTTTGTCTTTTTCCCTGAATACAACCTTTGCTTCCCTTCCTACTGCATCGTCAAGGAGTTCTAGTCCTTTTAAATCCATGTCGCACTTTAGGTTAGTGAGAAAATCTCTTAGTATTTTCTTCTTTACTTCAGTTGCTTTGTCGCTGTCTTTCTCTCTTGGCATCCAAAACATACAGTGTGCTATTCCTTTTGTATTGGTGTCTTCTACATAGAATAATACATAGGTTATTTTCCCATCGTTTTCGCCATGCTTGTATTTGTTTACTTTAATTTGGTAGGCTCCTGCCTTTCTTAAATAATCTTTACTCATTTGTTTGTGTTTTTAAGTGTCCGAAATATAATAATTGCTTGTAGTTATTTAATTCCTCTGTCGGGAATTCTTTCATTGTACATTCTAGACACATTACATTGCTGTTTATCATCACTACCTCTTCAACCAGGCAAAGAAAACATGTGTCTTTTGAAATTAACTCTATTAGAGAATTGTCAGGAAGCTTAATGTGTTCACAGGTAATTGTTAGCTTCCCGTCGCTTCTCTTATAGATGTTATGTATTGCGTATTTATTTGGCATTAATTGTTGCTTTTCTTAAAGTCGTCTGCTTCATCTTCCCCAAACACACCGAAGCTATATGCCTTGGTTAGCTTTAATACTATTCTAGATAATGCTCTCTTCTCAGCCATCTCTAGATAATAGTTATTATGGGAATTCTCTGCACTGGCAGAGCCAAATGTCTCTTGCCTTTCGATTGTGCTTTCGTCTTTATTCATTGTTCCAGTTGCTTTTACAGCAGCAAAGGATGAATTACAGTCTATAACTTCAAAGTTTACTATGATTCCTTTTGCGTACTGTATTTTTTCTATGCCACTTCTTGTTATAATAACATAGTGTTTGTGTTTGTGTACATCTTCTTTTGATAGATTGCACTCAGTGTAGAGCCGCCTTAGCAGTTCAGTTTTTGTTTCACTCATTTTTAATTGTTTGATTATTGCTAGAGTTTAGTTAAGGTTGCAGTTGAATATAAATCCCTGTGGATTTAGTACAACATAACCTGTTTTAACTCTTTTAGTGTGTAGATTTATTACACTGTTATGTGGATACCCGTCTATTTTTTCTAGTATCCATATGGTTGCTTGTGTTACCGAAGCAGTTTCGCTTTCGTTTACGGCTAATGTTTCTATAGCTATCTTCTCCATTATACAAATGTATAAAATGGTTTTACTCCTTACTAGTTTTCTTTTTGTTTTTTATTAACATCTTCTTGTACCAGTAAGGCTTTAATCTTAACCTGAAATACCCATGTATCCATATCCAGCTATTCTTCTTCATAAAGTATGACAAGGATGTAAAGAATGCTCTTATAACCATCCATACCTGGGCTTTGTTTTGGTAAGGAAGCTTAGATATCTTGTCTATGATATCCCTGCTATTCTTACTTTCTTCAGGATTCAATTAATTCGGGGTCTACAGTGTCAGGAATATCTCCTTCGCTTATGTACTTGGTTAGCTCTGGCTTGAACTTTATTTTAGCCACTCCTGTTCCTACGTTCCTACCTTTTGCTACTATAAGCTCTGCCTCTTGTGTGTCGGTGTTGCTTACGTTTAGGTAGTACTCTTCTCTGTAGCAGAATATAACAGTGTCGGCTGCTTGTTCAATCTCTCCTGATTCTCTTAGGTCGCTTAGCGTTGGTCTTTTATCTTCTCTCATTGCCAATGCTCTGTTTAGTTGTGATAACGCTACTATGGTTATCCCTAGCTTCTTAGCTGTGTTCTTTAGTGTTCTTGCTATAGTTGCTACCTCTTGCTCTCTATTGCCCTTTATAGAGCATTGTACTAGCTGTAAGTAATCTATTATAGCTACATCTAATCCATCTCTTATCTTCCACTTACGCAGCTTATTTACTATTTGCGTGAGACTTGAGGTCGTGCTGTCCATAAAGAACTTTGTTTTACCCAGCTTGTTTAATGTTCCTTTTATTTTAACCTTTTCTATTTCGTCATACTCCTTATATCTAATTCTCCTAAATGGAACATCAGTCTCATTGCTTATTATCCTAGCCATTAGTTGGTTGTCATTCATCTCCATATTAATCATTCCTACAGTCTTCTTATTGTTAAGGAAGTTTATGGCTAGCTTTATAGCTAATGATGTCTTACCCATAGAGGCTGCTCCTGCTACTATTATTAAGTCAGAAGGTTCAAATCCACCTATTATCTTATCTAGTTCAGATATCTTGGTTTTGATTACTACCTCTTCTATGCTTTTCTTTTGGTCTTCTTCAAAGAGCTTTATGCACTTAACTATATCTAGTTCTCCTTCTTCTTTGTCTCCTAGGGATACTAGTTGTTCTGTTAAGTTCTCTATTATTTTGCTGCTCTCTATCTCTCCGTCTCCTTCCATCTTTTCTTTTATCTCATAGATGACTCTATATATCTTTCTTTTTCTATAGAGTTCGTCTAGTATAGAGATGTAATCTTCTAACGCATAGTTTGAATTAGCTTTTCCTGCTACCTCTGTTAGATAGTCAGTGATGCTACACTCCTTGTACAATGGTGGTATGGAGTTTATATTATCCAAACATGTCTGGGTTACGGTGACAATATCTATTGCCTTATCTCTTGCTGTCTTTTGTATTTGTTCAAATACCCATTGATTTAAATTATCAAAGAATAGTTCTTTATGTAAATCTTCTGAGTATTTATAATAGGAGTCCTTGTAAGACAGTAATACTCCTATTGTGTGTTCCTCTACATTCGTATTATTTAGCATAATTAATCATATTGATAGTATTCTTTTAGTTCGTTTATTGATGACTCTCCTAGTTTAAACTCTTCGCATACCTTTCTGTTCTCCCAGTCATTCTCATTAGTCCATGGCAGCTTTATCATATCTGATGCCATTTCTTCTCTGCACCCTAAACATACATAGCAACACCATGATTCTATGTATTCTGGTTGTTCATCTAGCCAACCAGGGTCGCCACAGTAGTCACAGCACTTGCTTTCTTCTACAAGTTTAAGTTGGTTGCTGTCTGCGTCTATGTCGTTATGCTCTCTTTCTTCACTCCAAACATTCCTGTTGAAGTATGAGCCAAATCCAATTGAGCTTTGTGTTCTTTTTGGATAAAGTGTTTTCGACATAGTATAGCCTCTTGATTCTACCCAATTTCCTAGTGTTAATAAACCTAGTCTGTGGTGTAGTAATACTAGCCTGCTGTCATCTACGAATTTAAGAATTAATTTCTGTAATATCTTGTTTTCATAGATTTCTTTTTGGGATAATTTAGATAAATACCAGGTAGCAAATCGTTGGGTATCACTTACGTCTTTCCTGTCGTTTAAATCACTTATAACTCCATTGTGCATTAACAAGGTTTTCTTTGTGTTTAACCCTTCTATTCTCTTCCTTATCCTTTTATTCTTTGTTATCTCAAAAGGATGTGTGGTAAATGAATCTTTCTTTCCTGATGTTGCCCATCTGAAATGCATTATCACTGTATCCTTTTTTCCAAACCTATGATTATTTATGCGGTCAATAAACTTATCTTTTTCCATAAACCCTTTTTCATAGTTTACTGTTTTGTTTCTTATCCACATAAATCCTGCACCATGGGGGTTGTCATCCCATGCATCGTCTATTATTTCTCTTGAAGGCATAGACTCACCTTCTTTCTTTATTATAATTATACACATATTAGTATGTTAATTTTGGCTTATTTGTTATTAAGCCTTTGCTTTTTAGAAAATCTAGCAGTGTCTTATGATATCCAGTTCTTATGACATATGTTACGTATGTGTTCCATAGTGTCATTTCAGTAGAAGATTTTACGAATTTATATGATACCTTTTCCATAAAATGTACTAATGAATTTACAAACTCTACGCTTGCCCAGAATCTATCGAATCCTAATGTGCCTCTGAATATTCTAAACTCTATAGTGCTGCTTCTTCTGCAGTTTATTGCTGCATATCTTTCCATGTTATACGGACCTCCGCTTGACCAGTCTTGTCCTTTTAACACTATAGCAGAGTCATTCCAATGTCGATACTCTTCTGGTTGAAATATCTTACACCATCTACTCATTTCTGTACCAGTTCTTTGTGATATTTTAATAACTTGAGATTGACATTTTGCAAAGAACATTATCATCTTCCAAACATTAAATGCATTGATTTCATTCTTTGAAACATGTATATGAAGTCCACAATTGCCAGCAGAATATGCTTTAGCTCCAAGATTAGAAAGAGTTTCTAGTTTACTTCTAAAGTTTTCCTTTTTTAATTTCTCAAATGTCATTGGATGTGTTACAATCTCAAATCCATTTATTGAGCCATCTTCTTTGAAGTAGTATTTATCTGGGTCTAAAGTATCTTCTATGTTGTCAAGAACATAATCAGTATCACAGTCTAGCTCTATTTCCAGCCCAAAGAATAATTCTCTTTCTTTGTTAAGGGTGTAATAGTTGAAATCTGGAACATAATTATATGCTCTTAATCTTCTGCAATTGGTTGATTCACATGATTCACAATACCATTCATCTTCAGAGTCTACAAAGTTCATATTATCTATATGACCTGTCCAATCACATGCGTAACATGTTCTGTAATTATCGCTATTACAGTCTGGGCATACTCTGTGGTCTTGAGAATCTATGTAGTATGAATCATCAACATCTGCTGTTTCTCCGCAATCACTGCATGGAAAATATGCTTCATCATAACAGCTTAGGCAATAAGATTCGCCATCTAATCCAACATTTCTTTCGTTTACTAGAATACATTCATCGCAACCAACGCATTCTACCGTATGTTCATCCTTTTGTCCTATTGTTACGTATCCACCTAATACATCGCAGCTTATTCTTTCCTGCCTGGGATACCATTTTAGGTCATAGTCTGATTGGAAATAATGGAAATCTCTACATTCTAGGCATACTTCAATCTCTAGGTTAACATCACTAGTTGTTTGACATATATTGCATTTCATTTACGCTATAGATAACTTTTGCATCATTTGCTCTCCAAACTTCTCTAGTGTTTCGTGTATTATAACCATATCAGTGTTGTCTGGTTTTATGTTTTGTGTTCCTGCTTGAAACATATCCCATCCTGTTAGGTCGTCAGAGCCATCCTTTTCTTCTCTTTTAGTCATTACTTCCCTGGTCATAGCTACACTTTGTGTTATGTTCAGTATTGTTGCTTTTCTGTTATTGTTGTTTTTGATTGAATGTTCTAGAAAATCAGAGCATAGTAGCTTCTGTTCTGATTTGGCTAATGAAAACTCAGAAAGTTTTTGAATTAGTTTAATATCTTCTTCAAACTTTTCTTTTGTTTTAAGAATCTTTTCTTTAACCAGGTCTTTAAGGTTTTCAAAAGACATCTTCCTTGGTCCATATGTGGAATATGAAGTTCCACCTAGTACACACATATTAGAACATACAAATACATTAGTTCCTATGGCTATTGATATACCTTTGTCATTATAAGATATACCAATTGTAGGTTCTATTTTTGTTTTGTCTATTCTACCATTAATCCATTCGCCAAGCTCTAGCTCCTTTTCCATCTTTGGTGCTGACAGCTGTACGACTGCTCTTTCAACAAGTATGTTAGATACAGGACATGCATCCTTTGCTGTGCCTTTAAAGTTGATTCTCTTTGCATGTCTTGCACTTACATATATTGGTGACATCTGTACTGCTCCAACTGTGTCTTCGTATAACTGTGAAATGTAAGTAATTAGTTCATGATGCATTACTGGTCTGTTACTGGGCATTCCGCCTCTAGCCAGCTGCTCATTTGCTGAATTCCTTAGCATTGTTAGGTTGAATTTCTCAACAGGGTTATTGAATAACACTTCTTGTTTAGTATCTACGATTTCTGTTTTCATTTTTACTTATCTTTTATTGTTTGCGTTGTTTCTGGTAGCTCTAAGTATTTTTGTTTGATTTCGTTATACTTAGATTCTATTTCTTTATCTACTTCTATTAAATTGCTTATGTTTCTTACTCCATAGAGTATTGTTGCGTGGTCTTTGTTAAAATAACTTCCTATTTTAGCAAATTCCTTTTGGTCTTCTTCTCTGAGGATTTTAAACATTATTTGCCTTGCTTCTACTACCCTTCTTTCTCTGGTTTTTGATGTTATTTGTTCCTTCTTAACACCCGTTACTGATGAAGTGATGTAGACAAGTCTTGTAGTGTCTCTTTTACCTCTTATTATTGCTGGTATTGAAAAGTAATTCATTTTTCTTTTCATTAGTTTCATGTTAATACAATTTTCTAAAATCTTTAGGAGCTTTTATGTATTTAGTATTCCAATACGTTCCATTTATAAAATAAGTCCATACTGATTCTGTCTTTTCATTTATTATGACCTCAGTAAGTTCTCTTTTATAAAGGGTGGGATGCCCTTCAAGAAAGTCTAATGAATATAGTGTTTCTGGAGAATCTATTTCAAATATTTCTCCATATACTCCACCATTATTATCTTCTTCCTTGTGCATAAATGGAATTCCTGCTCCTGAAAATTTATGTTGCTTTTTGGTTATTGCTTTTCCAATAAACTTTGATTTGTATAAAAGTCTATTGTTTGCATAACCATTCATTAATGTTCCATAGACGAATATTCTTTTGTTTATATCCAGAGCTTTTATTTCATCTGAATATAAGTCATATTGATAATAGTGATATTCGTCATCTAGATTAATAGCATCTTGCATTTCTTGCCAGCTGCCATGTTCTTCATTGGCTTTTTCTATAGCCAAGTCTTTCATTTTACCCATGTATTATTATTTTAAGGGTTGCTAAAAAAAACACCAGAAGAAAAAGAGAAAGTTAGTTAAATCTTTCCCTACCATTCTTCCATCTCTTGATTGTTTTATTAAGTGCTTCTTTTAAGTTGTAAAACTCACCATGTGGTATTTTATGGGATATGTGGTACATAACCTTATTATTGTATATAACCTCCACTGCATCGAACTTATGCTCTAAGAATAGCTTACAAGCATTATACGACGCAATTTCTATTGAGGTATATTCATTAAATATTGTTGATGGAGATTCCTCATCATCCCAGTATTTACATATGTATTTCATAGTAGTGAT